CTGTTTTCCCAAAGGGTGGCTTGGCTGTTTCCCCAAAGGGTGGCTTGGCTGTTTCCCCAAAGGGTGGCTTGGCTGTTTCCCCGAAGGGTGGCTTGGCTGTTTTCCCAAAGGGTGGCTTGGCTGTTTCCCCAAAGGGTGGCTTGGCTGTTTCCCCGAAGGGTGGCTTGGCTGTTTCCCCGAAGTTCAGCGGCTTCGCCGCCTGATAGTTCGAAGTACTCACTGCCTACGCAGATCGGAAACTTACCCGCCGCGAATGCCGCTCTTAATTCGGCCTGGTTTTTTACTTCAATTCGTTCCTTCAATTCGCTCTCCTTTTCGTCGCCAATAGTTCGTCTACGTACTTGTGATACTTCGACTTCCGCGTCGGCACGATAACCCCGTCCACTTCAAGGTAGCCGTTGCCGTATCCGTCAAGGTAGAAATCACGCACCGTAAAACTGCCAAGCTCGTGGAACCGGAAGGCCATTTCGTTACGATAACGCCAGCACTCCACCAGATACCGCTTGTCTTTGATATGTACGGATGCCTTCTCGCTGCACTTGCCGTAGTACATGCACATATCCATCGCGTCTATGATCGGGTCGCGCTTGTCGAGGTCATCCTGCCGATACGCGGAAGTCACACTGCTTGACATATTCGGTTGCGTCTGATATAATTGCATTGCGTGATCCTCCAAATCTCCTTTCCGCGAGCGGCCTCTGCCAACAACAGAGGCCGCTTTTGGTTGTTAGGCGAACGGGTCTTCTAAGCCCTCTTCAAGCTGACCGTTGCCACTGCATGAGCCGTTGTCATCGAATGGAAGTTGCTCAACTTCCTGCCACTCGTTTGCGTGATGTGCGCTAATCATGATGTCCCCCTTAATCCTTCGACGACTTGAAATACCCGCCGATAAACGTCAGTAGCACCATAACGGCCACCGCGCCCCAGAATGAAATGTGCGGGCCGTGGAATATTCCGCCAACCACGTAGTTCCACACGAACCGGAACAGCAGCACACTCAAATACCATAGCCCGCCGATAACCGGTATTGCGATGATGCACCCGATAACTTTTGCTGTCATTGTAATAATCCCCTTCACCCTTCGTTTCGATATACCTATTATATCACACGTAGTTATATAATGCAATAGGTTAGGCGAATTATTTTTGGCTATTTTATTTGGGGAATATATCACTCATGGAACAACCCAAGCGCTTGCACATGAGTTTGAGCGTGACCATGCTTGGATTGCGCTTGCCGCTCGCGACGTAGAGTACGGTTTGTGGGCTACGGTCTATATCCTTCGCCAATCGGTATAGCGTGATCGGCGGGTCTTGTCGCTCGCAAAGCTCTTTTAATCGGTTTGGTGTTATTGTTTCCATGCGGGTATTGTATAACATTCGGTGGTATATGTCAAGAGGCGGATTATTTTCAGAAAAGGCTTGACATGTATAACTAGGGGTTGTATAATAGGGGCGAGGAGATTAAACGATGCCAACAGGATACACTGCTTTTATTACAGAACGCGAAGGCGTTACATTCAAGGATTTTGCAGAACGATGCACGCGGGCCTTCGGTTCTGCGGTTATGCAACGAGACGAACCGCTGGACGCGCCGACGCGGCACCGGGAGTTTTCATTCTACTGTGTCGAGCGGTTAATCAAGGCGAAGTCTGAATTTGACCGGTTACGGGTTATGTCATTCGAAGAGGCTGATAAAATCGCGCTTGACGAATACAATCAGGCTGTCGATAGCGATGCTAAATCTAATGCGGCGAAGGATGCCGACCGCGAGAAGTATAACGCCATTCTGATCGAATTGCTCGACTGGGAAGCGCCCACGCCTGACCACGCGGATTTCCGGGCATTCATGTACCAACAGCTTACGGAAACAATAAAATACGATTGCAGCCATTACGACTTCGCGCCGAAGGAAGTTGCAACTGGCGAGGTCTGGCTAACTGCGAAAATCAAGCGCGTTCGCGAAGATATTGAGCAAGCCGAGAAAGATATTATCGAAGAAGCCGAGCGCGTATTCAAGGCGAATAAATGGCTCGACGATCTACGCGCCAGCCTTGAGAAGCCATATAAGCGAGACCCGGCACAAGACGCAAAATTGGCACGGATCGCAGGTGAAGAGTAGTCGCCAGCTGCGGCCTACGCGGATTTCGACCGCGCGTGGATGGAGGAGGTGTGAATTATGGTATTTGAGAAGTTTATTCCTGGTCGTCAACATGGGAGGCTGGCCCCTAAGATCAGTGTCAGGACTCGAAACGCGCGGGTGAACGCGGCTGCCGTAAGGGGATACGGGTTAGGCAGTTACCAATACGCCGTGCTTTATTATGACGCTGACGCCACACTAATTGCGTTTAATCCCGTGAAAGAAAAGGAGGATCACGCGGTGAGGTCCAGTAGTAAGCCGGTGGACGCAAAGGAGTTCAATATAAAGAGCCTTCTCATGGCAAAAGACATACGGATAGGCAAATCTATACTGCGTGACCTTTTACCGGTTCCCGATATGCCAGGGTTTTACTACTTCAAGGTCAATGAGGAGACACCATGAAAACAGGCGACACTTTGACCGTCAAAAATACAGGCGTTGCGATAAAGGCGACCGATTACGAGAAGCGGTTCAGGTACAACGATTGCGAAACGCGATGGCTGGGGATGGGCGACAAGGTGAAGTATGTCGGGGATGTGCCTGATCGGGAGGATGTGGTGATCGTGTCCATCGGCGGCAAGGAGTTCGTGATGAATAGGGAGGCTTTTGGGAAATGAAAATTAAGATTGACGTACCGGATAGGCTTATCGAAGTGGCCGCTCGAAGATTGGCCGCGAAATATAACACGGATTATATCGCAACTATGGATATGAGCGGTGTTATCAACAATGACCAAATGCAGGAGTGCATCGAAGCGGTTCTCCCCGGCTATATCGAATTCGAGGCTGACAGCTTGATAGAATGTCTCGTTAATGACACAAGCAAAGAAGGCATCCAAACCATGGACGGGTTCGTGCGATCGAAAGCTAAGTTGTGCTGGAATGTATACGGCTATGACGCGGCTACGACGCCTTGCGGGTTTGTTTTTTTCGTTGTGATAGAACCCTCGAATATACCTGCGTCTATAGACAACACGGAGTACAGCACGAAGGAACTTGCCCTCGCGCGTGCTGCCGAGTTGAACATCGCCTTCGACAAGGAGTACGGCCCGTTCGCGACATATGCGGACGCTGTGAAAAAGGCTGAGGAGGTCAACCAATGAAAACAGCTTGGCGTGAGACTAATTTTGCGGATATCGAATACGGCGAAATGCTAGTCACCGGTAAACGACTTACTTACGGCAATAAATCACTTGACAAACTATAAGATAGCGCGGTAAAATGGGAGCGGTATACCGGAAAGGAAGAAAAGCCGATCCAATAAGGATCGGCTTTTCGCTCTTACTCTTCTTCCTCATCATCGTTATCTTCATTTATAACAACCTGAGCGTCGTTATGGGAACCTTCGGTATGACTGTATACATGTGTCACAATCCAATTTTTAGGTATATGAGTTTTGTAAATATCACTCCAATATTTAACCGTCTGGAGGTCAACATCTAATACGTCGCCTTTACCAAACCGTTCTTTACCGCTTTCAACTTTAGCCAAGAAGTCGTCGTCTGTAATTTCAACACCAATATGACTCGCTAGAGGATGCAACATTCTCCATTTAGTCCCTCTAACAAATGATGGCTTAGTGATTACTAGCCGTGTACGATCAGAAGTGACTATTCGTTTAGGCAATTCCAATGATTGTGAAGAGCCAATCATAATTTCCTGCAATTCGCCTTTATCAGCATGAAAAATCTCATTATCCTGGCGATCACGCAAACTCAAATAATCTACAGTATCATCATTGGCTACAGTGTCCAGTAAATTGTTAATTGAGTTTGCAACATCCGGTTTTTCGTTGTATATACGCCAGACTTCGGGGGCGACTTCAATATTGTTGTTTTGTACGTTGATAATGACAATGTTGTTCGTGATAGTTGAAGATTGCGGTTTTTCTTTTTTAAGTGCCTTCGCAAGGTCCATTGAACCTCTCAATACGGCAATTACTGCGGCCACATCCTTGGCGGCTTCGAAGGTTAATAGATTCTTTAACTGATGAACCACGTCCATCATCAAATGCAAGTCTACAACAAAACTACCCGCTTTAGTTGCTTTGATTCGTATTCGTAATTCTGCGCCAGTATCCATACCTGCGTTGATCTCATTTAACGCAGTTGATAGAGATAGGAGAGACGATACGAAAGTTTGGGCACTGATATCGTTGGTACCCGTACCAAATACAACCTTGAAGTCACCTTCACTATTGGTAACGAGAGGTAAACCAGCCATGATCTATTGTACCACTTTAGTTAACGAAATCGGCGACCAGAAAAGGAGAATGCCGCTCGAATATCGAGCGGCATTTTTGTTCATCTAGGCTTGCGTCCAGGCTTTTGTTTCGGGGTACCATCGACTCTTAGTTTCGCGCCTTCTTGGGATAGCCGCGCGTCGAGATCGGCTTTAGGAACTGCAAAGAGTTTCCTGCCTAACTCAGCGAAACGGTCAAAGTCAGGGCTAATACCTGGCGGCGGAATAGTAACCGGATTCGGTTGCGGAGCTTGATGATTATTCATTACGGGTATTGTACCATAATACGGGCCTAACGGAAACGGTTGAATTTCCGATAATGAAAGTTGGAACAATTCAAAAAAAATAGTTGGTAGACATGTATTGACAAAAAGGAATGTATGTTCTATAATAAAGTCGTGTGATTATGGTCAATAAAAATTGTGAAAGAAAAATAAATATTGAAAAAACGCAAAAAAAATTGAATTTTGTCAATAAGCAGTCTATACTATAGACATAGTAAGTTGTCAAGTGTTACCCGGCGCAATCGCTGCGCTCGGGTCGATTTTATTGACTCGGTCTGATGGGAAGAGTTTGAAAAGCCATAATACGGGTATTGATGGAAATAAACATTGGCAAACTTCTCGTATTTTACGTGTATTAGGCGGCCCCGTTTCTGCTCATTCGTACTCATGTTACGGGGGTTTGCTTAGTTGGCCGATCAATTGCGATGGAGTAGTCAACGCGAGCTTTACATTCATTATGAGCGCCATGGTGGGGCTTTCGGCGCAACGTCCGCGAATGATTACGAAGCACTTGCGATTAAGTTTTTGACATCAACTCCAAGTTGTTTGCCTGTCAAATGTAACGCTTGCCCCGGATGTAGTTGTCAAGCGTATAATACATTACACGAGTGTATCAGGAAAGGTGGGGCGGTTTTACGATATGACACAGTTTCGACTTACCTTGGCATATTTCAACCTGGTATATGTATAGTTACATATTACAAAGCCGATGAATCGTTCTTCAGGGGTCATACCCCAATATCGTATTTTCACAATGAATGCCTAAAATAATGAACACTTACAATTGCCCTGTTTGCGGATATAATGACCTGTGGCGTCCAGCAACCGAAAACATGATATGTCCTTGCTGTGCAACGCATTTTGGATTAGATGATGCCTACTATACGGTTGACGAATTAAGAACTAGATGGATAAGCAATGGTGCCATATGGTTCAGTAAATACACGGTTGCGCCTCCGTATTGGTCGGCAATTAGCCAATTGAGAGCTAATGGGTACGATTGTACAGACAGTGATTTGATCGCGATAATGAAGGATAATTACAAAAACAACTCGGCGGTGCTGTTTATGCCCATACGTAACGAGAGGCCAGTTGCAACTAACTCGAAATTTGAGTCGAAAACTATTTCGTATGCCTTAGCAGTCTAACTATGCCAAAACTTGTGCTATTTGCAGCTTGCCGTAACGCCGTAATCGATCAAGAAGATAATACGGTAACGCTTGTATGTATTCTTAATGGATTAACCGTTCCGGGCGGCATACCGGATGGTCGTTCCACCGCTATCGATTGGGGGGCGGTTTCAGTATGGGCACCTGATCCCTCAGATTTAAACGATGAAATTTTTGAACTTCGAGTGCAGGTAAGACTACCAGACGATTCGCTGCATGGTGAAGCCATAGCGCCTTTTACTATGACGCAAGATCGATTTCAATCGGTCATAAAAGGCGCACGATTACCACTTTGGCAATCTGGTGACATTAATTTTGTACTTTGCATGAGATCAATTACCAGGGAAACGGACTGGAAGCAATACGGAGAATTTCCCACAATCGTTACTCACGGGCCTCCAAGGCAAACTCATGAGGATACAAACGAGGAGACTGAAAACAGCGACCCTTCAATATAACAAAGAGCTTTCCCGGATAAGTGGGAAAGCTCTTTGTGTCTCACGGACTATCTGTCTAGCGATACTGGAACATCCAACCGTAAAAATCTTGTGAGCTTTCGGTGAGGCGAATCCAAGTTAACCGCTTTCCAGACACTTGGCTTAGAACTTTCAGGAAACGCCCTGCATCGTTTGTTCCGCGCTCGTTAAACCGATAAGCTTGTTCGTCTACGTACCGATCAAGGTGAAACGGCATCACTGCAACGTAAGTACCTTTAATCCCGCGTTTTAACAAGCTCCAGAAGTTTTCCATACCATTCGTATGAACTACGCCGTTCGCGTACGTTACGGTATGGTCAATAAAATCGTGAACGAACTCTTGGCCTAAGCCGTTGTATCCCTTGTGAGCGTCTGTGTAGACGTAGGAACCGGTTACAACGTAGTTCTTGACGTTATCCTGCAAAGTCTCCGCGTCCGTGCCTTTTACGACCTTGGCCGCAACGCGGGATTTGCGACCAGTTTGGCCGCGCTCGATAACACCTTGAACGATGGCTTTACCAACTGCCCCGCGCCCTTGTCGTAACTTCTTGTTCTCGTGCTTGTTCTTCTCTAATCCGCCGACGAATGTTTCGTCTGCTTCAATCGTGCCTTCCATTTTCTGGAATGAGCCATCTTTCATAGCTTCTCGGATACGGTGAAGCATGAACCAAGCCGTACGCTGGGTAACGCCAAGATCACGGCCTAGCTCGTAAGAGGATATACCGTTCTTGCAATTGGCGATGAACCATATCGCGGCAAGCCATTGATCGAGACCGAGCGGGGAGTCCTCGAATATGGTTCCGTTCTTTACCGTGAAGTCCTTGCGGCAGTCACGGCAACGATACCGGAAATACGCTGGCATGAAGTGAGCGTTTTTCGACCCGCAGCGATGGCAAACCGGTTCACCGTCAGGCCATACGAACATAGCGGCAATGGTATGCGCGTATGCCTTATCCGAGAACATCACTATCGCTTCTTTAAGCGTCTGGGGTATAGTCAATTCGTTTTCCATGTCTTATTATAGCAGGAAACTCTTAGTTTGTCAAGTGATTTAGTGCCTTACTTACCGCCAACTGACTGCCGAGTACGTAACATTCCACGAACAGACAAACCTCTAAAATACCGAGGGCAAACAGTAAACTTTGACTGTTTGCCCTCGCATACATTGACCACTAACCAGACCATTTAGAATTAAAATGCGACATTGACCGCAAATTTGATCATTGACGGTCAATGGGGGTTGACTCCCCCCCCCCCCCCCCCTCGATTATCGGATATAATGACTCAAATGTGCTTATAAAGCAGAATACCTCACCCTCCTAGGCGGCAAACCAAGGGGTGAGGTATCCATAAAGACCAGCTAGAGAACGGTTAATATGAGGCGATTTCCAATTGGAAGTCGCGCCCTAATTGGCGTGTTCACTAGAATGCTGATGTTCTTTATTATACCCGTAAGATCACTACCAAGTCAAGTCTTTTAGGAGAATGATCGTTTGACCGAAGAGACTGATCTGCTTGCTAACTACACGCAAGCATACGCCCCTACAGGCTGCAACGTCAAAATAGGCGGCTAGGAAGCCTTCGGCCCTTCACTTGCTACTGGCGATGGCAATTGTCCTGATTCAATCAGCTTATTGTGAAACGCCAGTAGCCGACTTGTTATCAAGGAATCAACATCGGACATGTTGATTCCTTGATTGTCTAACTCAGGTTGAATCGGTTCGTCTGGCTCCCCTTCGGCTGCCCCTGGAATTCCAGCTTGGTTGCATAGTGGCAATTCAACAGCTTTATCGCCGTCAAAAACGAAGTCGCCAGTATCGCGGTTCCATCCTAATAGATCGGATTGATTTTTCATTTTGGCAATTATATACTTGACTTAACGAGATAAACCTGCTATAATAGGAGTATGGAAAGAGAAGTTAAAATACCACAGACCTTGCAGGAAGCGATTACGCTTTATTCAAACCTTGACAACTGCCTTGATATCCTGGTTGCTATGCGCTGGGGTGCCGATGACGTGAGTTGCCCGTATTGCGGCGCGACGCCGTGTACCTTCATGGAGAAGGCACAGCGATGGGCCTGTAAGGGTTGTCGGAAGCAGTTTTCAATCAAAGTCGGAACATACATGGAGGATTCTCCCATGGGTTTGGATAAATGGTTGACAGCTATGTGGTTAATCGGGAACGCGAAGAACGGAATCTCTTCTTGCGAGATTTCCCGAGCAATCGGGATTACCCAAAAGAGCGCGTGGTTTATGCTTCATCGTATTCGCCTCTCGTTCGGCGAAGGAATGCCGTCTGATATGGACGGAACCGTAGAAGCCGACGAAACATACATGGGCGGACTTGAGAAGAATAAGCACAAGAGCAAGCGAACCGAAGGCTCTCAGGGGCGAAGCGCGAAGAGTAAGGCCGTTGTTATGGGACTACTACAGCGGGGCAATGAAAAGACCGCGAGCCAAGTCAACGCCTCTGTTATTGCAGACGCGGGCGCGAAGGAACTCAAGGGCCGTATTAACAAGCATGTGAAGCCAGGGGCCGAAGTCTTTACCGATAATTGGGCAGGATACAAGGGTTTGGATAAAACCCATATCCACGCGTTTGTAGATCATGCGGTAGAATACGTTAATGGCCGGGTGCATACGAACGGGATGGAAAATTTCTGGTCTTTGCTAAAGCGGATGGTGAAGGGAACTTACGTGCAGGTTTCGCCGTGGCATCTACAGCGGTATGTCGAAGAAGAGGGGTTCCGCTTTAACGAGCGGAAAGAAGACGATGCGTCCCGGTTCATAAAGACCATTGGGAGTATTCAGGGTAAGCGGCTTACCTACAAGCAGCTTACCTTCCCCTCGTGGGCGTTCAAAGAGGCTTAAAGCCAAAGATCATGAGCGACAGACTGACAATTCGAGTGGCGGGGAAGAATGAGCATATTGCTGTTTCATCCTTCCTCGACATTATGCAAAATACATTGGTTGTCTTGGAAGGGATAACTAAGAGTTTGCGCACGTCTGATACAAACGCGGTTGAATGGCGCATTGTGTCAGCCAGCATGAATAGTCCGTTAGCGGTCACAATAGAAGGGCATGTTGACGGCAATCCTTCCCCCGTTCCTGAAAACGTTGTACATGCTTGCATGAGAGGCTTTAAGCAGATAGAGGAGTCCGATGAAAGTACACCTCAGTATTTTAATGTTTCAATGCTTGATGCCGTAAAAAAAATAGGCTACGTGTTATTAAATGATGGGGTAAGAGCTGTCACGTTTGTTCCCGATGATATGAATCCCGTGACCCCTACGCCCCAGTTCTATGCTCATGTAATGCAATTGATACCCCAGGGTTACTCCGAAATTGGATCACTTGAAGGCCGTCTTGAAGTCCTATCCATTCACAGGAAGAATTATTTTGCCGTTTATGATCGGTTTACGGGCAAGCGCGTAGAATGCACATTTGAGAATGCAGACCTGCAAAAAGCCAAAGAAGCTTTTGGGCGTCGTGTGAATATCTATGGCCGAATTAGATATAACCGAGAATCCCAGCCCGAGTCAGTATCCGTAGAACCGAATGGAATCGAAGTTATTCCAGAACAGCACGAGTTACCGCAATTTGCAGATTTAGAAGGGCTAGATATCACCGGTGGCGTAGACCCCGCCGAATACGTAAGGAGTTTACGGGATGACGCTAGGTGACAAAGTGTATTGGGACAGTTGTGTATTTATCCATAGGATACAGAAAACAACCGATCATTACGCCATTCTTAAGAGTATTACCGATGATGCAGAAGCTGGACGCATCACGATTGTTACCTCTACGCTTACATTGGCCGAAGTGGTCAAATGTGATACAACCTTACAACCAACTGAACAAGAACGCCTTGTATCTGAGTTCTTTAAAAACCCATATTTGGATATAAGGCAAGTTGACCGCAAGGTAGCAGAACTCGCAAGGACTATAGTCCGAAATAATCGGCTAAAGCCGCCAGACGCTATTCATATTGCAACGGCGGCACTTATGAATACCGCTGAGTTCAATACCTATGAGGATAAGATGTTGGGTTGCAATGGGAATATTTCGGTGTTATCGGCCCCCATCATTAAACCTTGTTGGCGAGATGGTCAAGGGGATATGTTCGCGGCGGCTTCGGTAGGAGTATGATATGTCAAACGAATCGACACAAAATAATATCGGTCAGCCAGCCCATCACTCAATGCTAGACATAATCAAGCAAGCATTCACCGTGCCTAAGTCTGAGATCGACAGGCGCGAAGCAGAATGGCGAAAAGCGCAGCATAAGCGAGGGCGACCGAAGAAGGCGAAGAAAATATCTTTACATAATGGCGGCGCGTTGACGAATAATGAATGAGCCGATTAAATGGCACCGCTGCCCTCAATGTAATGCCGCCTGCCCTGATAATTCGAAGTTTTGCGGAGAATGCGGAATCGCACAAGACGGCTCGGCAGATTATCAGTTACGCCAACTCAAGGCTCACGAAGATCGACTAGCGAAAAAGATTGCGGATGAAAATTGGCGAAAACTCACCGACCCGATCCCGTGGAACCCAGCAAGTTTGATAATGCTTTGGACAGGTATAGGCCTGCTTATTATAATGGTGGTAGGTCTAATCTACATATCGACACATTCAAGCGCGGCCCCGTAATCTTCATTTCTAATTCAAGTTGTTAAGTCAAGTATATAATTGCCAGCATGATTAACCGTTCACCGGATTCACCCGCCATGAAGTTGACCCGCTCGAACGCGCAGAAGTCACCTTACCCGCGAAGGTGCTGTTGGCGCTGCTGGATTTAGCGGAAGGGGGCAAGGCGTGAAGTTTAATGTTAATATGAGGCGCGATGACGATTACCGCGTCGAGTTCAACAGTACCGGGAACGGCCTACCGTTCGACGAAGCCGCGATGTCCGAGTTCCGCGAGAGTTATTACCCGTTTCACACGCTGGAGCAACACGCGGAACATCTGGCGCAATTTACGGCGAGGTTCGGCCATGGGTTCATTGAAGGCTATTGCCACGTCATGTACAATGGGGAGAGGTTCCCGCCAGGCGACCCCGAATTGGATTACGACATCAACATTGTCACGATCTCAGAGGGCGATTGCGAAACTGAGGCGACGGAGGTTAAGGAGTGAAAATACGCAGTGTAACGCTTAGTGACGAAGATACACCGGAGTCCGTGACTGTGGAATTAACACTCAAGGAAGCGGCTGTTATTACTAATCTTCTCGGCACGATGAGTCCGGTCGAAGCAGATAAGATAATGAGCGGCAGTGGCCCGATATTGTCAGAGATTTATGCCTGTTTTACGGGAAGCTTCTTTAACCGGTTCTTTGAGAACGGAGTAGATGACGCCTGATTAACAGCTCGCCGGGTTGTGCGCCAAAAACAGTTCCCGCACAAGTTGGAGACTTTCGTAGTGCCACGAAAGTCTCTTCTCACTTGTCAAGTCACGCAAGTCAATCCGTCGAGTAACCAAGCGGATACAAGTCGGTGCATATGCGTTCGAGGACAGGTGTAATCGCAAGCCGAGAATTAGGCCCGACGCCTCCATGTGACTCAACCGACCACCACGTCCCACGAATATTCACGATAAACCAAACATGCCCTATTGTTTCACCCCGCGTCCCTGCCCTGCAAAAACAGGCGTAGACGATTGTGGGGTCGAGGTTCGTGGTGTAGTCACCGGGGGCGGGTATGGCGTGATGCTTGAATCCTTGTGATTTCAAGTAGTCGTTCTGGTTGCTGCTACCATCAGGAACGGTGAGGTTGCAAACGTGATAAAAAGCATAGCGCGCAAAACCAGAGCAATCGACATGTCCAGGCGGCGCGAACGTAGGGGGCGATGCACTGAGAGGTACGGCTTTCGCGCCTAGCCCATAGCGGACGCCCATCGCTTGCATTAGATGCACGATGGACAGTAGCTTGCCCTTGCTGATTGAGAGGCTGCTATAGCCGGTGATCGGCTTGCCTTGCTGGATCATTCTTCATACCGCCTTCCGTGTAGCTCAACTTCAACGCGCCGTCGCTGTAAATACACCTTGTCGATCATTCCCCAATAATGCCACCGGGGAAGGTATTTCGGGTCACGTCGCCGAAACCGGTACTTCGCCGTGAAATGCCTTCGGATACCACGGCTCCTCGCCTTGTCATTCGGTTAGGTTTACTTCTTTCTTTGCTTGCGTGAGATCGTGGCCCATAGCGTTACTCCTTATCCTGCCTTCGGCTCGTCGGCATTGTCGAAGACGACTCCGCTCGCTAATACAGCCGCTTTCACGTCGTCAACGTGCAGTACTTCGCGAAGGTTCGGGTACGGGTCGGTTCCCGTGACGAGGGCAATTCGACCATTGCAGTAATTGTTCCCTGCTACGGCGTCATACAGGATGCCCACGACGGGCGTTCCGTTGGTGGGGAACAACATAACCTTGTCACCGACTTTTGCCTCACGGCCATTCTTGTAATGCAATTTAGTTTCTCCTTATCGTAACATCTTTACGCCCCATGGCGTCATACATGATACCCTGTAATCATCGGCAAAGACATTGCCGCGAACGTGTTTTGCAGGGCGGCTGAACGTTGCAACGGCGTAAATATCGCCGTTGGCCGGGTCTATAAATGCGCCTGCCGCGGCATTGTCGCTTACGATCTTTACCCACTTCGGGCCTACCCTGACGGAAAGTACCGGGAGCGGGTTTCTTTCGGGCGTGTACCCTTTTCGTTTGAACTCAGCTTGGGTAAGAGCCGAATAACCTTGGCACAAACCGGCCACCCTTCGAAGCAACTCTTCAAGCGCGTTGTTTTCCATGCCTCAATTATACCCGATTATGGTATACTCGTTCAATGGAACAGATTAAAATAAAGTGTAAACGTTGTCAAGGTTCGGGCGTTGTCGATTTATCGAACCTCCTCGGTGCAACATTAGGCGACCTTAACGAAAACGCGCAGACGACGGACGACCTTATGGATAAGGCGGCTCGTGACGGGCGCGATATCAATATGCCAGCTTTGTGCATGAGGCTCAAATTCCTCGAACGGCTAGGATTGGCCCGCAAGGAAAAGACAACTCACCCTACGGGCGGAGCGTGGTATCTGTGGTTCCGAGTGTAGGCCCGTCCGTTCCCGTCTGCGCTGCCACCGACTTCGTGTCCGCCGATGACAGCCCGCTCGTTCCAGGGTTGAGTGAGCGGCAGTAGGAAACGATGGCAAGCCCGACAGTACTCACCTCTGCGGCAGTCGTGGGGGTAATGTGCAGTCCGGGAATGGCGACCAGCTTCGGCCAAACGGCGAGGAACAGCGTGCCGACACCGATTACGATAGTGCTGATTGCGGTGATCTGTGAGGGTGTGAATGGTTGTTTCATGATGGTTTCTCCTAGTACGTCTTGACCTTTACCAGTCCTTGGCAGTCCTCAAGCTCATGCTCAAGCGAACGGATGCGGGCGTCCAGTTTGCGAACGCGGTCATCGGCAGTCATTTCCTTGTGGGTCGCGAGAGCTTGCTCCGCCGCCTTCAATTCGATTTTCAAATCCTCTATCCGCACATGAGCGCCTTCAATCGTGACCCTGTTCATTTCTATGCGTTCGTCTTTTTCAGCGAGGCGGATTTCCATCCGGTGCATACTCTCCTCAAGTGTCGCGATGCGCGATTGCAGGTTCTGGATTAAATCGCCGGTCGCCTTGTCGAGGAGTGTCTCCTTTGCCGTGATTGCGACGATCTCGGCTTCGGTATGCTTTATGCGCCCCTCGGCGGCATCCTTGCGCCTCGATAAGTAGGTAGTCAGCAGTATCGTAGAGGACGACACGACTACCGCTATACCGCCCGATTCAATGGCTTGGATAGGTAACATTAGTGGTCTTTCGACTTACAGTAGTGAGCCGCCGTCTTACTTCCAGCGGCTCGGTTAATTGTACCCTATCGCCTAGGCGGGCAATATCTTGAGATAGTATGCGTTCGTGTCTATGACGGTTCCATTCGAACGGGTCACGCGGAGACGCACGTGGTAATTACCTGCGGGCGGCGTGGTGACACCTGATGTCGCCCAGGTGAATTGGAGAAGCGCGGGGGCCGTGACTTGCACGACCGTAACCGCGCCATCCGCAACACCGGTGACGGATACGCCGGTATCATAATCCTCGATCATGGCGACGGCGGATAGATACCCGGTAATGTCGATACCGGTCATTACCCATTGCAACCCTTCGGCGTTCTCCCCTGCGTACATTATGAGCGGAGCGCCTGGGTTAGACGCGGCGCTCGTGCGCGTGAGCGCGACAAAGGGAGCGGAGCTTGTACCCGCGCCCCCTAAGTCGTCGCCTAGATTGTCACCCATTCCATCATCAAGAGGCATGGCGGACTCCTTAAGGGATCGTTGAAGATCGCGACGTTACCGGAGGCGTTGCCGCCGTGCCAGCGTAGACTGTGTTATTGGTAAAGAGTTGAGTTGCCTCTTGGTTCTTGTAGGCTGTCGAAAGCGTGTGCGTTCCTGTATTAAACGAGTTCGCCGCCGTTCCAAGCAGGAACGAGAGCGAATAATCGAAATATTGTGCAACTGTGATTGAGCCGTCCACGACCGTGCCGAGCAACGCAGAGGCGTTCGCGGCGGCTGTTGGCGGAACAGTATAACCCGAAGCCGCAAGCCGTGAGGAGATAGCCGCGTCAAGATCGGTGCCGACTTTAATACCCGCAGTTCCCGCGCCATATGCGCCAGGAAGTGAAACGCCCCATGGATCGACATAAGCGCCAGCCGAATTAATCTTGTTGCCGATAGTTGAAGCAGTATTCCACGATGCCGCTGTCGCACCTAATACGAGCGTGGCAGGGTCTTGACCGCCAGCATACGATCCCACCGTAACATTGCCACTAGCGAGGCGCGAAGAGGTCGCAACGTCGGCATTGTCGATCTTTGCCGCGCGAGCGGTCGTGTACCCTTGCGCCGTGAGGCCGGTCTGGGTATCGGTAGCTATTGCTGTATGTTCAGATCCAGACAGTGAATAGCCCGTCTTATCAGATACCGTCGAAGCCGTGTAACCGGTTTTATCATTATTGGTCGTAACGGTCACGCCAGCGGTGACACTTCCTACCGCGCCAGAGACAGAGGCAACTGATCCAGTCACATTACCTTGCACAGAAGAGGAAACGACCTGATTAGAGGCATTTGTCGCGACCTTCTGAGATGGAGTAACCAAAATGCCGGTCGCGGCATCCGTTTGAATAGACGTGTGCTCCCCCGATGTTAGGGAGTAGCCTGTCTTATCCTGAACCGTTGAAACGGTGTAGCCGGTCTTGTCGGAGACTGTAGACGCGGTGTACCCTGTCTTATCAGACACGGTTCCCGCCGTCACCGCGAGATTGGTGTCCATGGCAGGATGCGGGTTTTCCATTACAGAATAGACACTGGTGTTATCTGGGTTGGTTGTCCATGCCCTACTTACTGTTGCTACCAGTGTTCCTCCTACGTATCCCGTTATGACCCGAGATTGGCCTGCCCCTGTTCCGCTCGTGATCGCAACGTAATTCCCTTTATAGATGTCTGTGGTGGCCGACGCGCCCGCTGCCAGTGTGATTGTTGAAGCGGCCCCTGCTTGGGCAGTGCCGGAGTTGGCCGTGAGTAGCGAGGAGGGCGCGTTCGTCAAAGTGGTGACGGTGGGGATTACGACTGACGGTTGACTCGGCTGGAGCAGCACTCGGCCCGAACTGTCTATATTCGTAGTCGCCCAATTCGTTGGAGGTGCGAGGCTGTTAATCGTCGCAACGTTTTGGCCGGTCGTAAGCGGCATCGCCCCACTTGTAGGATTAAGCTGCCCCGTGCTCGATCCGTACGTAAGCAAGCCGCCCGATGCCGCCGCTGTAGCCGTAGGGAGTGCCGACAGCCCGAGATTGGTAGCCGCCTGCGGGTCATATGCCACTACTGTGTAAAATACCGGTATGGCCTGATCTGCTGTTCCGGCAGTCGCGTAAACAAGCAGCGGCCCCAGCGTATTGGTATCGGTCGCGTTCGCGGCGATCTTGTACCAGCCGTTTCCGATCTCCGAAACCGCGCCAGCAGGAGATGCGAACGCGCCCGCGTTTTTACTGATTGTCACCGTTGGGGAAAGTCCCGTCGCGGGAGATGTGTGGTCAGAGGTCAACACCATCGCGAAGACGAGAGGCACTTCCGTTGACGATTTTAGGATCGCGTCCGCCTGCGCTCTGGTAATAAGCAAAAACTGCATGATAAGCGACCATGCTATAGCTATTCTAAATGGTGTGCGTTTCATTTAATCATCCTTTTCCGGCGAGAAGTCACCGTTGCTAACGGCTTGATACTGATTGATACAACGTCCGAATTTCCGACGGTATTTAATGTCCACCCTGCGGTAACACTTCCCGGCGTAACTGTGGCCGAATTGGCGTACTCGCTCGCGATTGCCGTAGCTGTTCCAGCATTCTGCGAGCCTATAGTATAGCCCGTTCCTGCCGTGTACACTGGCGCAATCCCTAATGCGATATTATAACTCATTACCAGCGCGTTCGCCGTGATTGTCGTGACGGCACCGGAAGGCGTCGTGGTTGCCGTGTTTACCGTCTGCGCGAGCGCTTCGAAAGGTGTTGTGGTCGTGCCTGAAAAACTGTCGATACAGGTTCCGCAAGCATTAGTAGAAGCTATCGTAACGGTAATGGTTTGGCTTGTTTGAATGCCTGCGGAGTATGCCCACCAGACATCCTCTGTCGTGCCGTTCGTGTATGCGGAGGCCCATGTCAGGCCGCCCCCGGACACAGAAGAGACGGCGACACTTGACGCTCTCACAATAAATATGGCGACTGCTTCATTTACCGCATGAGTGGTCAACGTCGTGGTGAAAGTGGTGCCAGAAGTCGTGCGAGCGGTCGCCACGGAAGTATCATGAGCAATCGCCGCATGAGCTTTCCATGGGATAGCCAACATGAATAGCCATATCAGAATAGGCCAAAGTCGAAGTTTCATAAGTTTCCTCTCAAAATACAGAACTGGACGACCCGCGCCGCGCAGGCCCAACGTCAAATACACAATGCCCGGTTGTGGCGGTTCCTGTACTAACCCAGCTGATCACGTTACCGGCTTGGACGGTCGCACTTGCAGGGCAAGTAACCTTAAAAAATAGCACAACATGGGGGAGCGATCCATCATGTCCCGCGTCAACGACATTCCACCCGTTTGTTGTATTAGCGTCCGCAATAAATCCGCCACCGGAGTCCTTTATTGACCATATCGTACTCGGGTCAAATGTACCATTGCCGCCATCCGATGGAATAGTGGCGGTTGAATGCCTTGGTATCTTCGGGTTAGACATTACATTGTACACCAGGCCGTTAGGAAGACGCTCCATTCATCGGAGCTATTCACGTTCCCGTAGACTACTTGCATTAAGTCGCCAGACACACCGGAAGTCGTTGTAAAGCTGTTTGTACTCATACCGTGCGATCCTGCCGCGAGCGACAGATTAGAGGCAAAGATATTCGATCCGTTCTTTGCTATGTTCATAGTGGCCGGCGAAGTTACTGGTGCTGTCTTCGCGCGGAAGTCGACTCGTGTAAAATGCCACGTCAATGAACTGGTTCCGTCCAACATATTATACGGCAATTCGAACTCAAAGTCATCAGTGGTTGAAGCTGTGGGAGTGACAATCTGAATGAGCGTGAAATATCCGCCGCGATAGATTACGGGGTCGAGTGGGATGTCTGCGGCCACAATGTCGCCCCAGTGAGGCGCGACGGCTCCGCCTGAAACCGGCCCGCGATAGAACGCATTCGCACTCTGCGCGTCCGCTGTGACCGCCAGCGTGCCGTTTGCAGTAAGGGGCGAACCTGTGACCGTGAAGCCGCTCGGCATCGTGAGGCCAACCGAACCGATAGGCCCAGTCGCGCCAGTTGAGCCTGTCGCGCCCGTAGGCCCGGTCAAGTTCATAATGACTGACCATGTGCCGGACGTTTTCAGATAGACAGCGCCGTTGGACGTTCTCAGGTAGTAGTCACCGTTATTCCCAGTTCCGCCCGATGGGACGCCCGAACCGGAATACCATATCGTTCCCTCAAGTATGTTCCAGGTTGCCCCAACGCTTTCGAAATACTTGAGAACCGATGGACTGCCGCTCGTGTCTAACCAAAGGTACGCCGTGTTAGCCGGGGGTGAACTTCCCGGTATGATAGGCCCACTGTAGACAATCGCGTCAAGTAGGCGCGAGTCAGCACTCGCGATCAGGTACAGCGCGTCACCGGGAGCGCCACCGTCAGGCGTTCCGCCGCCCCCACCACCGCCGCCCGGAACGGGTATGCCATCGCCACCAGTGAAGTCATTGCCGCCGATTATACCGAAGTCGCTAGGTGAAGCCATTTAATCAGGTATCCAGGTGACGCCCCCGTCAAGTGTGTGACAGGCTTTCGAGAACCATACGCCATCGTTCGTTGAGACGTAGACCTGCAAAAGCTGAGTATTCGCGCCGTCGCAAGCGACCACGACAAGCCGACTACCACACGAAAAGCCGGTGCAGATATTAGCGTCGATATTGATAAACGCGAGGTTTGAGCCGTCCTTCGTCGATGACCACTCCATATACCGGGCGTGATCTATGAAAAGGTGATCGTCTTTCGAACTGTAGAGGATGCTTTTATTGATGCCGCTTCCCTCGTGCTTAATCCAATAGATGTTATCGGCATCCCCGGCCCATAGCATTTGTTCCCCGAACCCGAAGAAGTTGGAATTGATCGTGAAGCCGTTGACGGTATATGAAAACCCGGTTTGATACCCATATGTTCCTGAAAGCGTGGAAACAAGACCGAGGTAGCCGAGTCCTCCACTGCCCATGATATTAGGGTTGCGATCTGTGACCAGTGAGCCGAACGCCCAATTGTCGGATCGGTAATCATCGCGAGATATAGACGCGCCATCCGTGGAAAGTGCGCGAAGGTGATTTATCGGGGGCCGTCGCGGTTCATGGTAATGAAAATCATACGACCCCGTCCAGTTCGCGCTAAATGACCATACGCCGGAGGATTTATGGTACACATCCCAGTTTGACACATTAAGGTAGTTTTGATTATCAAGTCCTAATCCGCTTGACGGCACGCCTGCGCCTTGCTGCGAAATAATAGGGCCGAAACTGCCGGGGATTGCCGACGCAAGTTGCGTCGTATCGCTCGACCATGTGTTACCGCCATCCGAAGAAACAACTCCGTACGCGTCTACACTTGCGCGTGAGCTATGCGCGTTCGTTTGAAGTTTGTACCCTCCAGCGGTTTTGCCTCCCGATCCCAGAGAACCTTGATTGCCGCCGCGTGTTACCCAAACGCTCCCGGAATAGAACTTCTTTGCCGCGCCTCCGATTGCCGTGTTGTCTATCGTGTCACCGCTCAACGTCGAAGCGTTCCGCCATATGAGGCCGCGCCAGTCGTCACATAATCGGCCTGCTTTCCAGTCTAAAGAAGTGGAAGGCGTCGAATACTTGCCGTTGACATAAAGCTGGCCGCCCGGCAGTGCTATAAATGTGTCAACGAGCGGGACATCCGTACCGGTGCCGATTGTTGAGCCTGAGCTATTCTGAGGCCCGACATCCTTACCACTGCTGAACGTTTGGCCGAAGTCGAGGCTGATAGAATAACGCAGCGGGTAGCCGTGGATCGAGCCGAGCGCGTCTTCATAGGTGTAATTGATAACGAGTGCCAAACGGGGCGAGCCGCCGCCCGAAGGCAGTATCATCGCGCCATAAGGCTGTACCGCATAATGAGCTACCGGCATTTAATACGCCCTCTCCGCCGTCGTGATGACCGTGAACGCGCCCGCTGTGGCCGTTCCTGCTACCGCTATGGCTGTTGGTGTCGAATTCATTCTATCACCTCCGGTCGAAGGCGTCAAGGCTAGCTGTGTCCCTGCTACAGCGTTATCTGCGGTAGCCGTCCATGTATGAGAGATGCCCGCTTGGTTAAGTGCCGTCACCGTTACCGCGCAGGTTCCATTAATGGTTGTGCCGACAAGGATCGCAGGGCCGAGAACAGGCGCGATCGCCTGCGCCATGGGAAAGCCGCCGAGGAACGTATTATTGGAATTGCCTTGAATGGTATGCTCAACAAACGTACGCGGAGAGGTGCCACCGGTGAGGCTGTCAGTCGTGGTGAACTTGCTATGCGGGACGCCCGCAAAACCTGCCGCGCTCGTGATCGTGATCGGTGTACCCGGCATCGCGCCGCCCGCGCATGTGACGTTCCCGCTACCGACACTGGAAAGCCCCTGTAAAGCCGTCTGTAAAGAGCCTGCCGAGATATTATAAGCGAGCGCCGAAGTAGTCACTCCCGCGAATGTCATCGTGAACGTTCCGCCGGTCGGAGCGCCGGACATCATCAGTGTCTGAACGTCGTTAATCGTCGTGGTCGGAACGGGAACCGCGTACCCATTCACCAGAGGGAAATTCGTTGCCGTGTTTGCCGATAGCGTTCCTGCATTCGCGCCCGTGATCGTGAATAGCCCGAGCAAGATACCCGAAGGGGCAAACACACACGACGCGGGCAGATATTTGCTCCCGCCGTAGGCGTAGAAGTAGGCCGCCGCAAAGTACGGGCTGAACAGTACAGAGAACGGCGTAATGGCGTTATAGTAAGCCGCGTAGCTAGGAAGATCGACCACGCCCGCGATGCCGTCCACTGCCGCGTATACCGCGATTTGCTTTCGATACCCTTCAAGGCAGGATTGAAGCGCCGAAACGAGAATGCTTGACCGGTTAAGGATGCCCGTTCCCTGTCCAAACGAGCCGCCGCCTACGCCGTTACCGCCGAAGGCCGAATTGGCCGGGAGTCCCGCCGCGTTCGTTGAGATGCCGCTGCCGGATTGATAGATGCCTCGTACGTACGGATACCACGCAAGCTGTTGATCTATGTCGGCGCTGAATATCGCCGCCAAGTCCGTGACCAGGCTCGTAGCCTTTTGCTTGGTAAGGTCGATACCCGGCGTGAATAGATTGTAAAGTTGCCCGGTGTGATCGGTAAGGAGTTTCAAGCTGCTTGTTGAGATTAGGGACATAATTTCACCTTTAGAGGTTCTGTGACCATCGGCTAGTTATCACAGACCGCATAACGGACGGGTCAGTATTGCTGTAACTCGACTGAATACTCTCCACGGAGAGCGGGATATTCATTTGCAAGTCCGGGGCATCCACGTTGACGGCTATCTGGTCGAGGGCAAAGAGGTTCGGCAGAAAACACGCCTCATTCGTCATCGTGATAGCCGGGACTGTGATTTTCTCAAGTGCCGCCAGCGCAAAACCTGCCGTAAACACCGGATCAACGAACAGCCGTGAGACCTGTACCCATGGTTGGTTGAAGCCGTGCATATTGGCGGTAAAACCGGGGACAAAATCGTCTATATTGAGATAGGTTCCCTGCGGGCTGTTGGTCGATAAGTCCTTGCCAAAGAACGCCACGCCGGTACGCCTGTCGCTGGTGTCCACGTTAAAAGCTAGCTTGCCCCATATCGCAGATAGAAAGTCACTGTTTGCCGGATCGCCGCTATCCTGGAATTGGAACGTCCCTTTGAACGGCGTTTGATAGATGCCGGGATAGTAGGGGAACGATTGCAAAACGGCTTCTGAGTTGAAGAACGCGACCCCGTGAACGAATGACAATATTTCAGATACGCAGTCGATAAAGTGGGTATTCGGCCCGAAGGTCATTGCAGGGGACGTTCCCACCCCGAGCGTTAACTTAAAATGCGGGCATCCGGCGGGGTTAGGGCCGAAATCGCACGTTTTGAACATGTCGCCGATATAGGCATCAGACAACCCGGCCATATTGCAGAGGAACCGGATCGCCGAAAGGAAACACCAACCATCCAGCGGCGGCAATACCCCGCAGTCACGTTCCAACGGGAACCACATATCCTCGACGATGCAATCAAACTCCCGGCGCGGATCGGCTTTCCACACACTCGACTTCATGCCCGCCCATCCGATGAGATAATCAATCGGCGCGGTTAACGGCTGCATCGTGCCGTCATTCGCTTGAGCCATGAGCCAGCGGCTATATTTAATGGCTCTGTGCGCCCCTGTGAGCGATGAAAAGTCTCCATACGTGTTATCGAACTTGAGTCCTACCTGCGTACGCACAAGGCCGCTCTGACGGTCAAAATATTGGTTCTCTTCGATCTCGGCAATTCGCGAGGATATGTCCACGATGTCAGATACCACGGCGGTATTGTCAAAAACCGGCGGAATGCGTACCTGGATTGTCTTTATAATGGGCGACGACGCGACCGAAGTCGCCATCGGATCGGATGTACCATAGATTTGAAGCATGTATTTTAGCCGCGTATACGTGAAGTCGAGATTGCCGAGCGTGCCGACGAATGCGGTATCATCGCCGAAGAGCGAGTCGGGTAAATACACGCCCGCGCCACCGTCATCTTGCAGCACAAACGGTATATCGAACTCGGGGGAAACGATGTAGCCAAACGGTTTGAATAAGATCGGGTAGTACCCAAACCCTGCGGAGCCGTTCATGCCGTAGTACCGGAGCTTACCCTGCACCACGGAGATATTATTCGTCTGATCGTACGTCAACCCATCGCCGGCCGCCGCCGCAAAATTGGGCGCACGGAGAACGAGCTTTTCCTTACCGTTGGCGATATTCACCACGAGCGCATTTTGACCGGGAAACGGCAACCATTCGACGATAAACGAGCGGTTCTGCTCTTCGAACAATACCGAGCAGTCTGCGACTTCCGTGCCCACGACACCATTGACGCCCCAATCACCCCAGTACCACGCGCCCGCGTCGTCTACCGTCGCCATTTGCAGAAACGGCGGCTTCCCATCCTCCAAAACGAGCCGGACGGGTACATCGTTATTGTCATCGGACGGCGGATCGTCGCCACCCATAAGCAGTACGGTGTAATAGTTGGCCGCGCCGGCCGTTGCGCCTACGGGCAGTTGGCCGCGCTGTAATCGCACGTAGAAAGCTGAGTTTGCCGCGAGTTGGCTGTTTGTGCGGATGTCAAAAGGATTGTCCGGCGCCGCGTTCGTCATAAGCAATTGCAGCTTCTGAGTTGCGCTGTCCGTGCCTTCCGTCCAGTCCGTGCTGCCGGTAGTCGGAAACTCGTAATTCGATAGCCGCGTGTCGGTGAGGTTCGCAAACGGTTCAAGGATAATAACGCCCGCTTCGGGAATGATGCGGAGGCCGGACAAAGAAATGCCCGGATTACCTGCTAAAGCTTCCGGGGCATCGCTTCGCATATATGGAGGTGTCTTTTGAAAACCAAACGCCGCCGCTGGGTTGTCAACAAGAACCTGATAGCCTAGTCGTAAACCTGCCATTATCCACCCGCACCCGGAAGAACGCCAGCCAGCCCCTGCGTACGCGCTGCCGTGGTCTGAATATGCCCCGTCTGCCGCTGAGGATTGCCGGAGCCGGTATCCACCTTGATACTGAGCGTCACGCCGCCTAACGCCTTTTGAAGCGCGTCAGCGAATCCGTGAAGCAACGCCTGTATGCTCTGGTTGCCGGGAAGGATGTCACCCATCGACTTACCCGCCGTCGCTAGCTGCCCCTCCTCCATGATCGCCGTGTGGCCGCTCGAATTGCGGAAGTACCCGAAATTACGCGCCGCAACCGATCCGTACCCGTCCTTTTCCGTCTGCATCGCCGATTGCGCCCTGGACGGTAGGAGCCGTTCGCTGAACGATCCGCCGCCGATTGCGATTGACGGCAGGTTGTCAAAGAAGCTCTTATCCATCTCGTAACCGATTTCGGCACGTTTGCCGAGTAGCTGATTGCGCGTCTGGGATATGTACGGCTGTAGGAAATCAGGAATAGTGCCGCCGAAGTCCTTCTTGATACCCGCTATCTGCTTGTCGAAGTCGGAAACGGCCTGGTTTGCAAGCGAGAAGCCTTCCCCGCGTAGCTGGTTGAGATTGCCCTGTTCTAAGAACGATTTGCCCGCCCGGTCAAGTTGGCCCTCGATGTCGATCTGTCGCGCTTGTGTGAGAGGCGCGAATGAGAATTGCGTCTTCTCAATTTGCAGTCCCATCGCCTGTTGAGTGAGACGGCCCGTTTCTGCGAGTGCGTTCGCGCGATCCGCAGGAGATAGTCGTGGATCATTCGCCGCCGCGCTATAAAGAGAGAACTTATTTGAATTGGCATCGAACGCCGCGTTAAGCCCCGCAATCGCCGCGCCGGAGCCGCCCGTCATTCGCGCTATCGAAGAACTGGACGTACCGACCGCTGTGTAGCTCGCGTCAATCGAACTGGACGTGCTGTAGAACGCCTTCGCTTCTTCGTTCGGCAGTTGGTTCAATGAGGCGCGTACGGAAGTCAGTTCCTGCGTCTTCTTAATCGTATCATCGAGGGTTAACCCTCCGCGTGCTAGCTCGTCCGATAACTCCTTCATCTTGGCTGTGTAGGCGTCAGACAGGCCGGCGAATGCGCCCGCATAGCTGGATGGATCGCCGTAGGTTTGTGAGCGTGACACGCCAAGCGCGGCTTGCCCGATGCCTGTCTCCGTCTCACCAATGCGTTGTTGATAGTCCGACGCCCGATAGCTGTACTGATCCATCGCCGCTTGATTGCGTAAGTCCTGCGCCTGCGTGCTGAGTGTCGCCCGCTCCTGCGGGGAGAATAGTGGGTTGGTCGCCTCACGGTCGCGCTCACTCGCAAACCCGAGCCGATTATTGATTATGTCCTGCTCTTGGCTCGCGCCGCCTTGGTAGCTGCCACCGCGTAGGATGTATCCTTGGAGGTTGCCGCGCGTCTGTGATAGCCCAAGTCCTGCGGTCGCCTCCTGCTCGCCTGCGTAGGTTGTGGCCGCGAGGCGGTTAATTTGGAACTCACGTGTGTTATCCGCTTCGTATTGCGCTTCAAACGAAGACAGTTTCGATAATAATGCTGGATCGCCGGGTTTCCGTAGCAATCCCTGCCGCAGTATATCTTCGGTGCTGGATATTGCTCCACGGTCGATATCAAGTTGACGCCCGAAACCAATAGCCGCGCTGGATATAGCCGAAGAGCCGCCCGTGATCGCAGTTCGCTGTAACACCTCCGACATACCGGCCATCTCATAGCCAGCCGTCTCCGATGTGGCCGCGTTCGCTCGTGCTTGTTGATACTCGCCACGGATAGCCGCGTTCAGATCGGCAGGAGCGCCATTTGTCCATTGAGCTTCCGTGCCGAGACGCGCCCGCGCCTGGTTGACGGCTTCCGGGTCGAAACTGCCACCCATACCGATAGCGCGTTGCCACCACGGCACGGAGTCAACGGACGTTACAAGAGATTTATCTTTCGTGTATTGCGGGTTTTGCGCTTCGAGAGTAGAAGCATTCGCCGCATAACTCAGGGCCGCGTCCATGCCCGCGTAGTCGCCGGAGACAGCGGCAAGCGTGCCGATGCTACGGTAATCACCTGAAGACAAGGAAGTCGGGTCTGTGCCGAACCGCACACGCTGTGCAGCCAATTGGGGGGTACTGTCGAGGTATCCGAGTAGTGCGTCCGATTTTTCGCCAAACGCCGTACCTAGTCCTATTTGGAACTGACCGAAGCCAGCAGCCGCGCCAGCCGATACCGCACCGGTTTGTCCCACCTTCGTTAGAAACTCGGCAAGCTCTTTCGCCGCTGGCGTGGCCGCATTCTTGAGAGCTTCCGTAAACTCGTTAATGGCATCGACGCCACCACGCCCCGCACCTAGTGAGTTACCTGCCCGCTCCTGCGCGAAGGTGTGACCGCTCGCGTACGTGTCGATAGCATCTTCAATGCCACTTCCGACAGATTGACCTATGAACGCGCCGCCGGCTACTCCGGCAGGCCCGAACTTGCCACCTAGCGCACCGCCCGCAAGAGTGCCAATAATCGGCCCAAGCCCGGTAATCGCCTGTTCCGCTTGCTGACTTGGCAGGTAGGACTCGCCGCTTAACATTGGCCGGAAGGCCCGCGTCTCGGCACTGATCGTCGCCATTGAGCCGAAACCAGCCGCGAAACCGAACGCACCATTCTTCCAGAACGGCTTTGACGGGTCGCCTTCAAGCCCCGCGCTCATTTCGGCGATTGTCGCCTTTTCCTGTTCCGCCGGCGTCAATAGGCCCAACTCGGCGCGATCCGCTTGTATGGCGTCAGCAAGCCCGGAACGAGGCCCGGAATACTCCATCGACTGCAACGCTTCTAAACGGCGCTCCGCTAGCGTAGGCATCTTTACTGCCATCGGCTTCGGCGCGTTCATCCGGTTCATTTCCGCTTCCCAAGCGAGCCGCTTGGCGTCATTCGACGCGGCGAACTCGGCATCGGAAGTCGAGAACGTTGGAGGTGTGTATTCGTTTTGCGAGGCGAATGGGATATCGAAAACCGACGTGCTCATGTAGGGCTGTGAAGCCGCCCGAGCGTTGGCCTGTTCTATTGCCGATGGAACGTACGGAGGAGGTTCGGGGGGGGCCATCGGCGCAGCGGCGGGGCGGAATATGTCCGTCATGTACCGCTGCTTCTGCGCGTTCGTCATTAAATCTGCATTATACAGATGTTCACGCAAACCGGCGTCAAAATCTTCGCGTGTGCCTTGATAGCTGTTTATGTAGTCTTCTGTCGCTGCTACGCGCCGTTGTCCGATTGTAGGAGGCCGTCCAGCCGCCGCCGCTTCATTCGCCGCCTGGTTTGCCACTGCCGCGTCAACGTCTGCTACGGGGTTGCCGAGAGCCGCCGTGCCAGCGTTAAGGTTCGCTTCCATTGCGTCAAGCGCACTCGTGGTATCAACCTTGACAGTCGAGCCGAGTATATTAGGATCGGGTGGAGTGATTGCCATTTTGCAACTTTCGGCGTATAATGGTGTCTATAGGGATAAGGAGATCAAACGAGATGCCAGTCAAAACACGATTAGAAATATGGAACGAAAGAGTTGAAGCAATATCTGAGGCGGTTATGGGGTTCCTTATGCTGGAACTATTCATCGTTTTAGGAGCTATGCTTGCGGGTCTTATTTATATCGTGGTGATGGCGCTCATTAAGGGGCATTAAAATGACAAACGTAATCAATTGGCATCGGTGCAAGCAGTGCAATAAGCCGTGCCACGATAATTCAAGGTTTTGCGGGGAATGCGGGATAGCTCAAGAGGGACTTGCCCTTGACTTGAACATGCCGCAACTGATGCGCCACGAGGATCGGCAAGCTCGGAAGAACGCGGATGCGGCGTGGAGTTCGCTATTCATTCCGATACCATGGAACGGCCCACGGATCGCCGCACTTGCCACCGCGCTCGTTTTGCTCGCCATCATGGTAATCGGCTTAATGCTACTGCCGAAGTGAGTAGATCGCGTTAAGCGTCTCGGTCTGAATATACGCTTCGTAAGTTTCGCGCGTCGATAGCATGAACGCCGCGAGGTAGCTATCGACCGTCAGGGGCAAGTCTAGGACGTGCTCCCATCCGTTACGGGCTGCGTCGTGCCAGAGTCGGAAGGCGCGGCTGCATCCGTAGGGGCATCGCCCGCACCCGTCTCGGTATTGCTCCCATTCGTCCTCAAAGGCTTTTTTAGCGACTCCCATTCCCCCTCAGTTGGAACGCCTCGCAAATTCCGGTTGCCGAACTCAATCAGCACATCGGCGGGGAGGTTCGCAACGTTCGCCGCATTCAATGGCAATACCTGCCCGTTCGCGTCTTTCAAGTCCCATCCCTTGATAAGCTGCTGGGCGAGTGACATTCCCTTGGACAACGCAACGGCGCGAGGATCGGCGGAGCCGTTCACTATGAGGCCAGACTGAGCCACAACGCGCCCCGCTTCGATCTCGTTGCCAGCGGTGCAATCGTCGTGGTCAAACTCGTAGGTGAAGACCTTCGCCGGGTCGATATCGTTGGCTGCTATGTAGTCATCGGAAATAAGCCGGACTTTGCCGCCGAGGGTGACGGTGTTGATTTTCATTGTCTGCAATTAATTTTTCTCCTTACGCATACGTAGCAACAACCGGATAAGACGCCGAAGCGGTCGCGCCAGCCGATGTGCTGAACAGGGTATAGTTCGCGCCGATGCTGTTGAAGTCATTCGGCATAAGGTTACGCCCGCGCCCGTCATAGGAGACTGAGGCGTCCAGTGTCAGCGTTGCCGTTGCGTCAGCAGTCGGCATAATCATTTGAATGGGGTAGGTTCCAACCGCCTGGGGAATAGGCGTCGTCGCACCTGACAACTGGCTGAGCGACAAAGACCCTGCAATCGGGCCGGGAACGCAACCGGAGGCGATACGGTTGGTCGCGCTCTTAATCGACGGCTGAATTTGCAATCGGTTGTCCAGGGAGAATCCGAATGATCGAATACTGTCATACGTTGTCGGGCTGCCCTGCCCGTCAGTAAAGCTCATCTGATCGAAAGACGAAATACCCTTCCCGTTCAGACCGACTGTTCCCGGAGGTGTCAGTGTCGGCACTGTTAAAGTCGCTTTTGGGTCGAGTACCAGTCCGCGAATGCTGAACCGGATGAGGCAATCGCTGCCGCGTGTGCCGAAGCGTCCGGTAATCTGCAAACTTGACCACCAGATACCGGATGCCTTAATCGCTGTACCGCTCGCGTAGGGAACGAGGTTCATAAGCCACGGCGCAAGCTGACCGGCAGTGCGGGGGCCGAAGGCTGCTGTCACGAATGCGGCGAAGCCACGATCGCCCATTACGAAGCCGTCAATCTGCAACGTGCCGAGCGCCAGACCCAGAGAGCGAACGTGCTGCAAAGCCGCCGCGTCCACTACATCCGGGTACGCGGTATTGTCGATGTCACCGAAGCGGATTGTCTCCGCTGCGAAATTGTAGACGGTGCCGACCGATGCAGCGTCAACGGCAAAAAGGCCGTCTCCGTCGAATGCCATACGGGCTGAACCCGGCGTGAAAACTACTGCCATGATTTATAACTCCTTAGCCGCCGAGAGCGCCCGTGCGGGCTTGATCGCTTGGTATTTGTGCGTAGTGCGTAAGCAGAATGCCTTGGCATCTGGTAACGCCTTCCGAGCTTGTCACCGGGAACCTCATAGGCATCGCCGATGATAGGTAGCACTCATTGAATTGTTGGCTGTCTTTGAGAACGCTGTTCCCGGTATTCGGGTTGACTGCGTGAATTACAGAGTTCTTCCGACTGGTGAGAAGGTCGCCGAAGTTGTCAGCAATGGAATCGAATAATAGCGCGTAGTCTTCGGGGAAACTGTCTCCCACCCATGGCGTTTTGACCATGATCTTGGTTGAAAAGTAGATGATGTAAATGCCGCCCGTCGCGATCTTCTCCCAGTGCTGAGAGCCGCCCGCGATGCAGATCGTCGGCTCGCTTATATCCATCTTGTCATAGCCGATAACGTTTGCATCATTGAAGGAAACATGACGTGCCGAATTGTCGGTAATAAGGCGTCCCATATCGACATTGACAGCGGGGACGCCTTCCGTAAGAATGAGGTTACGCAAACATAAACGAAGTGCCTGGCGATAAGGCCAGAGCGTAGATATAGACATTAACCTGCATCCTCGCGTATCTCAATACCGTCTAAATCCTGCCCGGTGACTTGCGCGATATACTGCCGCAATAGCTCGTGTATCTGTTCAATCTCTTCGTCTGTGATCGCCACAAGGACGCGAGCGGGCATACGTCCCGGAATGCCTTCGTCCTGATACTGCGGGTAGGGCGTCGGGAATGATGACAGGTCGATACCCGTCGTCACGCTGTCAGAGGTCAGCAGCATCGTTTCGCCGACTTCGGCCTGTAGATGACCATGGCGTACCAAAGACTGCTCAGGAAAGCCGCCACGCGCCTTCTCCCGTAATGTGGAGGCCGCTAGAGGTGCCCACGGTTCGCCCCACGGATCGGTACTCGCTTCGAATGATTCCTGCTGCTTCTGTGAGAGAAGCATACCGATTTCGTCCAACTCGGGCGCGAAGTCGGCTAAAAGCTCCATCAGCGGGCCGTAATCGCCATCGGGTATTAATTCCGGGTGAACGACTATCGTAAAGATCGCGGTACTACTCGGCATGATGCTCTGTACCGGTCAGTCCGACGTTTACAGCCGACATCCCCGCCCATGAGGGCGCAGGAGATTCTACGGCAGCCACGGGAGCAACTTCCTGAACTGTCTGAGTCTCGTTTGGTGGAGGCGCGGAAATACCTTCCTGCTTCGCATTACACGACGGGCAGCGACCATCCTCTGTAAGTTCGCCGTTCTGGTGGTATCCGCAGTTTGGGCATATATTGTTCATATGATTTTCCTTATGTCTGATCGACCGGCCAGTATTCTTTGCGTACGCCGGGAGTAGGTTCATCCGCCGTCTCGGTTGTCGCACTGTCTGGTAACGCCTCACGGTATACCGTCATAGTCAGCGTGTGGATAACGCCGCCGATGTCGCTAGGCGGCATCTTGGCGACCGTGTAATCAAGGCTGCGGGTATCCGTTGAAAGCGTGATCGTGTCACCCTCTACGGGTAGGCCAGAGGCAAAATCGGACGGCGATACAGTCACGCGCCGTATATCGGCGTTTGCAGCGTTAATGCCGATCTCAATAGCAACGTCCCCAACCTCGCGCCGTTCGAGCGCATTGATAACGGCGGGGTACGAGTTACCATTCCAGACGATGCGTGCGCCGTAGTTCGTGCGGAACTGCCGCATCGTGGTCGCGAATGTATCAGCGAGTGGCATGGGTTATTCCGTAGGCGCGGCAGGCAGATCAGTTGTGGGCGGATCGGCGATGGGCGTTGCCGAAGCCCGTACGGTTGCAATCGCCTGAGTGATCGCCTGATCGACATACGATCCGACAAACGGCCAGATGATGTCAATTGCCCATCCGATCTTACCGCGTATCGCGTGTTTGATAGTGCCGTCTTCCTGGGAGAGCAGTTGTGCATCAGTCGCGCCGGGATTTATGGCAAGCTGAACGGTCACGAGAGCCACAATGGTATTGGCGACTTCGTTAATGCCGAACGCCTTCAAAATTGCGAGTATAGTCTGATTATTCATATGGTTTTCCTATATTTGAAAATAGGGTCTTCGCCGTATTGGCGAGCCACTGTAAGCCGTGTCGTTTGGGTCTGGTGAGAAGTTCGGTACGACTGTCGGGTTTGCCGTGATCATCGCACCCACCAATACGCCAATGGCTCCGTTTGCTATACCCTCGATCTTGGATATTTCTTCGTCACAGACCTTCCGCATCGCCCGGAAGTTCAATCCTTGTTGACTGAGTTTTACTTCCTGTTGGTCATCTGTCACGTCCACACTGAGAGCGCTGCGGCCTATGAGCACATTAAGCAGTTGGCGTAAAGAGTATAGGTATTGCAGACGAGGTGCGACAAGTGCTTTATCGGCGAAGGAGTCCCAAACGTCGGGAACAATCTGGAAAAGATCGTCGGAAGGCTGAGTAAGGTTCAATTCGATCCTTAGCAGCCTCACCGATGTAGTTTTGTCAAACTGTTCCATAGATTAGACCTTTGGCGCATCTGTGCCGAGAGGGGTTCCAGGGGTTGATACGGGCGCGGAAGTGACTGCCTCATTAACCGTCTCCGCAAGCTCCGAAGGCGATGCGTCAACGTGTGGTGTGATGCCGATATGCTTCAACGCGCCCAAAAGGAACGTCTCGACCTTCGACAACTCACCGACAAAGAATTCACGCTCGGGGTCGCTTACGGGCACTGCGGCGGCGGCGGCTTCCGCGTTCGGAGTGATGCCGCTCACGATCTCGATTGCGCCCTGCGCGAGAAGGCGAGACACTTCATACCCAGTCTCCTCGGCAATGAAAGTCTCACCTTTTGCGAATGCGCCTACCTGGTCAACGAGTACGCGGCATACCGTTTGCGACGTGTCTGTTTTCTTGGCTCCTGCCATTGATTACTCCTTAAACCGTCATAATGACGATAGCAGACGGGAAGTACAGTACCGGGCCACCGTTGTGGCCGTCGTGAACTTCGAACTTCGGCGGGACAACCTTGTCTTCGATGATAACCTTGGTATACGGGCCGGTGCCGAAGCCGGGGTTGTTGATATTGGGTACCGTGCGGTATCCGCCGATGCGGACACCACCAGGACGCTTACCGATTACGATTACCTTATTGTTCGGTATGAACAACTGGAATGACCCTGCAGTATTCCCGTCCGTACCATCCGAGAGATATCCCTCGTCGTAGACGGCAATCTGCGGGAGATCGTCCATCGCAAGCAGTCGGTTAATGTCGGGCAAACTGTTCGCCGTCGCCAATCCCGCCACGCGCCGACCGTAGAAGTCAGCAGCGTTGGTATTGGACAAGATCGCGTTAACAGTGGCACGGTTCATAAACGCGACTGCGCCCGCACCGAAGTTCACGCTATGCCCACGCGACTTGAGTTGAACGGCGCGGAAGTCGGCGAGCGGTGTCGCTGTTGCCGCCGTTGCCCACGTGACGCCCGCTGAGAACGTCTGTGGCGAGTAGGTGTCCGTAGCCATGACAGCGCCGTTCGGCCCTGCAACGGAGTACGTACCCTGGAGGATCGACCACAGGATTTGCTCGATCCGGTCAACGCGCCGCCCCAGAAGATGCCGCTGCGCGCCCATGACAAGATCGGTCAGCGGTATCTGATTACCGAAGGTGCCATACTGACGCCGAGTGAGGATTGTCTGCTCGTCGAGCAGTTTGAACTCACCGTATACCCCAGGCTGTGCCATATATCGTTTCGCACCGACCATGTTCACACGCGTCGGAGCGCCGTCAAGTCCGCGAATCTGCTGGAGTCCTTGGAAGTTATCTTCCTGCTCCCACATGAGCAGATATTCCTCGCTCGTCTCCATCGGCATGTACTGAAAGATGGGGCGATCCGCTTCGAGACGCGGAATTAAATCCTGCTCGATCTGCTTAAGCTCTGCGCTTGTTGGTATTCCAAATGTAGCCAAAGTAATATTCTCCTATAAACAAACAAGCTGACGGGTTTAGGCCAGCTTGGAAAGCGCAAAGATTAAGGCAGGCAAAGAATGCCGTTTGATACGTTGCCGGATACGAACCGCGCCTTAAGTACCGTCACGGCGTTGCTGTCCAGTCCGACAAGATCGGTCGTCTGGAAATAGCCGCTTATCCAGACCGGCGCGGTCAGATAGGTCTGCCCGAACTCGCCACCCGCCTGTGAAGACGTGGAGGAGAAGGTGACATTGCTGCTCGCGTCCGTCTGCATGTCATACATGGCAATCGCCTTCGGTGTCTGCGTGCCGTCTGTGTTGGTGGAGAGGTACGGGCCGAATACGCCGGCGCTCACAGTGCCAGTAGTGGTCGAAGCGATGGTCGTACCCGTGCCGCCCGTCGTGCTGTCCTGTAGCGTCCAGGCAACCGGCTTCGCGCCGTAGGCGTTCCCGGCAGTGAGCAGGATTGTACCGATGCCTGCGGTCAACGCCACTGCAGTAGGTACAAAGTTGTGGCCACCACCCGGAGCGCCGAAGGCGGTATCAATCGCGGTCTGAATATTGGCAAGCAGTGTCGCGTTCGTTGCGCTCCATGTGATTGCACCGGTGACAATGCTATTGGTCGTGAGCGTAAACGTACCGCCCGAAGTCGAAGCTGTGATCGTGATCGTCGAAGTGGCATTCACGCCACCGACTTCCGCGAGGATTGTACCGCGCGGGATGTTCTTCGATGCCTGGAAGGTCACGGCAGTAAACCGCGCCAAGTCGGGGTAAATCGCCGGTTCCAGTTTGAGGTTAGAGAAAGTTGTCTGTGCTGATGTCGGCATTTACTTGCCCTCCTTGAGAATTATCTTGCCTTCGGGTGTCATGGCAAGCAGTTCGGCCCGTCGTTCGGCGCTCATCGGTTTATCCGACGCCGCCTGCGGGTTTTCGCGCGTTCCACCGGTCGCGCCAGCGTCGGGGATTACGACGGTAGCGCCAGCCGCACCGTTTGGCATCTCGCCTAATAGTGCGTGCGACGGCCGCTTGGCCTGTCGTGCCACGAGAGCCTCAACGCGAGATGCCCCGCCGTGATTGCTGTCATCGGCGTACGCCTGCATGTAGGATGCAATCAAGCCTTCACGCTCAACGGCATGAGCGCGAGCGCCCGCAATCTCGCCATTGGCGAAGGCTTCCGCGTCCTTGCGAACGACGGTTGCCTGTAGTGACGCGACCTTGGCCTGTTCAGCCGCGAGAGCCGCCTGCAAAGCGATGGCTTCCGGTGTTGGAGCAGTGGCCGCTGCGGCTTGCGCCGGGGCTGTCACGGTTGTAGCTACGGCATCATCGGGTACACCCGCGAGCCATTCCTTAAATGCGGCAATGGGACTTGCCATAGTTTCTTTCTCCTTGTTTGCTATGTCAGCCTTTGCCGACTTGGAAAGTATCGCCCCCGATTGAATGAGTGCGATAACGTCGTCTTCATGCGCGATCCGGTCAATTAAGCCGTTCGCAAGTGCCTCTTCGGCGGTGAACATGCGGCCATCCGCGAGAGCGGCCACCGCGTCATTATCCATTCCGCGACCTGTCGCAACGGCACTAACGAACATGCCCGCGAGCTTGTCAACGATGTCCTGCTGTTTTGATTTGAGATTATCAGACACCTTCGCGCCCGGTGTGATGCCGCCCTTGAATTTCCCGCTCGTGATCTCGTCGATATCCACGCCCGCATTCACCGCCGCACGGGAGCTATCTCTAACCGATGTAACAACGCCGATGCTGCCCACCCATGCGGTAGGAGTGCAGACGATCTCGGAACACTGCGAGGCCACCCAGTAAGCAGCGGACGCGCCCACGCTGGACACGAACGCGATAAGCGGCTTGGATTGCGCGAAGTCAGCAAACGCCTTCCCTAGATCATCGGTGCCGTTCACATCGCCGCCGCCGCTCGTGATGTAGACAATGCCCGCTTCGATATCGGCGTCCTTGTCAGCCGCCCTCACCTGGGCGCGTACCTCCATGGTCGAAGTGCCGCCGATGATCGACTGCATACTGTTTGCCTGCCGCGTCATCGGGCCGTCAATCGTGAACACGGCCATATTGCCGACGCGCTCGAAATTACCTTCGCGTGAGGGCTTGCCCGATCCTGACGCGCGAGCCGCCTGATATTCCCGCATGTGAGCGCCTATGTCCACATGCTCCATGATAGAGAGGTATCGTTGCGCCTCGCCGCTCTCGATTGCCCATACTGAGCCGTACGCGCCGAGCAGGGCCGCCTGAGCGTTATTTAGTGGCATTATTTGCGCCTCCTGTCTTTGCTGGTACTGCGGGAGCAGGTTTCGCCGCGAGTGCCGTTGCTGCCGCTTGCTTCTTTTCGATCCATCCCGCCGCGCGGGCCGGTAGCCCTAAGTCCTGGTCGATATGGTCATACTGGCTATCATCGAGGTATCCGGCAGTCGCCAGCGCCGCAATCGCCGTTGCCGCTTCGGCAAAGTCCTGGCTCTCTGTATCGCCAAGCGTGACAATCGGCATCAGGTCAAGCGCGTCCTCACCGAAGTTGTATTTGACCAATGGCCGGAGTATGTCCGTCACGATCATGTCAACCGTGGTTTGCTTGCCGTACGCCACGATAAGCGCCATGATGTCCTGGTGGACTTCGCCGGCGCTCTTTGACTGGTGTTTGGCCTCATTGCTTGCCAGCGTCTGCAAAAGTATGCGCTTGGATATTTGACTGTCGAGATACGCCACGAATGAGGAGAACGCCACGCCGTCACGCTTCGCCTCGAATATCTCAATCTCGCTCCCATACGGCAGCGCCAACGATGACGCGTTCTTCCAACTCTCAAGCGCCGTGAGCATCGCCTGTTCAGGCTGAATGACTACGCCGGTAGGATTACCGTTCGCGTCCACCACGGGAACCGGCTGGGCCTTCTCGCTGACGGTGCCAGCCACGGACGGCGTAGCGAACAAGGTCGCATATTTCAGCCATTCGCCATAAAGCTGCTGTTTCAGCCACCACGGGGTATACGCGCCTCTCAGGTGAGATGTACCGCGCGGGTCGCCATTCTTCGAACGCCACGTAAACACCGCGAACTTCTCGCGCGGTAGCAGGTTCTGCACCTTGCCGGGATCGCCGTAGTATCCGCCTATCGCGACAGGGTATCCTTGCCCTGGTATCAATCCCATGAGGCCGATCACGTTGGAATATGCGTCGATTACAAACGCAGTTGACTCCCGCGACTTGACCTTGATCGCTTTCAACGCCAGCATGTTAGCGAGTGGGCCGGTATCGGGAACCTCATAAATCAACTCTGCTACTTTGTTACCGTAAGCAATACCGTTAAGCATCTCGTCAAGCGTCTGCATGATGGGGCGCTGTAGCCGATCGAGGCATCGTGAGCAAAAATCGGCAATCGTCTTCGACTGATCGGATGATTGGCGCGGCTTGTTTCCAAACAGGGACGGGGTAGATTTATCGTCTTTTTCGTCTTCTTTGGGCAGGATTTTCAATTCGTCGCGAAGGATGCCCATTTTCAGCGTGTCGAAATCGGCTGCTACCTGGGCATCCAGCAGCATCCGCTCGTAAAGGTCGGGGCCGAAATCACGGGTTACATCGTCGATATACCACGGCAGGGATTGCAGGAACCGCGTCAGCCAAAGATCGCCTCCAGCTGCAACGTATTCAAGGCGCGGGTCAGCTTGCACACTACCAGAGATGATCGTCTCACCCTTCACGAGTTGAGACGTGCCGGCGATTGGAATCTGAGTTTTGACCTGCTCGACTATCGCGACCGAGTTTGTCCCCTTCTTTTCAAGCGTGGTATCTGTTTTAGCCATTATGTGTACTGCTTGTACTGTTGCCACGACGGGCGAGCGGACGGGGCGGTATTACGATTAAGAGCGGCTATGCCAGCGTTAGGCGACAATGTGAGAATACCGCGCGGTGGCCCTGCAACGGCTGCACCACGCCTTCCCCACGCCTCCATGATGCCATACCGGGCGCAATCGTAAAAGTCATCGCCTCCGAGCCCCTCCTCGTCCGTATCGACTTTGAGAACGTCTTCGGGCCGGTGGGGGTCGTGCTGCAAGCTTGGGATCGTTTCAATCAGTCCCGCGCACCGCGAGGTAATGAACAGTCTCGGCTCAATCCGGTTGGCCTCGCTGTCCACATCGCCGAAGCGGTTAAGCATCTCACCAGCGCCGTTGAGCCTGTCCATGTTGGCACTCGTTAGGATAATGCCGCATTCCGCGTATGCGTCCGCAATGGTCGCCCCGGTTACTCCTCGTTTTGCAAACACGTCATCACCAGCTACAAAGCCGGTGAGCTGGTGTATGACGATACCGTTTCGGTCAAGCATCGCGAATATTGAGTCTGCGTGCCGAGCCGGCAGCCATCCGCGTTCCGCGTGCTCATCTAAAATGAATATCGTGCCGTCGTTATCCTGCGCTATGAGGTGGCAAACCGTGTAATGCGTGAAACCGTAGTCGAGAGCGCACCACACGCGCCAAGAACGCGGGATCGTGCCGATATGGTCAATTATGTGCGTCTCGCGCCGGAAGTTGGTGAAATACTGCCCCGCCGCTATATCCCAGTCACCATGCCGCCAAGCCTTGAGTTGCCATCCGATGAGGCTGTCCAGTGTCGCGCGGTACTCGGGGTTAATAAACGCGTTGTCGTCGATTGTGGATTGAATAAAGCGGGTCGTCGTCTCCGTGCCGTTTCGATACGGTTCGATGAATTTCGCCTTATAGTAGGCGTGTCCGATATTGCCGGGGTTCGTGGTCGAATACATCCGGGGCCGGAAATTGCGCTTGGAGGTACGGTTACAAGTGCGGATAGATTTATACTTGGAGCTTGAGAGCGTGGTACACTCCTCCACCCCGATGGCGTCATACTCAAGGCCGAGGTACGCGTCGATGTCGCTCTCCGCCTGGTAATGGCCGAGAATGATACGGGAGCGGTTGGGGAAATCGAGAACGCCGTCACCGCGCCGGTACGTGCATTTTACGTGCTGCAATACCCGCATCCGCAAGTCTTCGAAGTTCTCCCGGTTGGCCTTCCCCACCTTACGGAGCATCAGGCATTTAAGCTCTGGCACCCTTACGCAGTCATCAGCGCCCATCTGGGCAAGCATCCAGTGAGATTTAGCCCCGCCTCTCGCGCCGCCGAAGCCGATCTCCGTGGGGCCGTCCGCATCATCGCACATGCGAGCCGCCGCGCTTGCGAGGAGTTGCTTAGTCTGTAGCACGATGCCAGCGCGTAGAAAGTTTTCTGCCTGATCTTGAGGGCATCCTGCCGCCTTCGCGTCTCTCAGATACCTCTCAAGTTTCGGGTTGGGGGTCGTCGGCATAGACATGATCTAACGCTTTTTCGATGGCTATAGGCAGCTGGTTGACCTGCATGATATCGCTCGGCAATCCCCTGAGCGTGTTCATTTTATCGGTCGCAATAGCGGCCCCAGTCATAAGCTGCAAATACGTTGCATCCCCAATTGCTACCCCCGCATACTCAAGAGCTTCGTACGCCATCTTCTCAAATATGTCGGCAAGGTCGCCTTTTTTCTTCTCAGTTTTGGCGGGCACGTCTTTGCTTATGCCTTCTCCGTCAATCCACCGCTGTAGTGTGCTACGGGGTACTTGACAGTCCTTGGCGGTTTTCCGCTTGTTGCCGTTATTGGCCGCGAGATACGCGAGTGCTACAGCGCGATCATCCTCAGTATATTCTCGCTTAGGTTTTCCTACTACTCCCATAATTCACTACACTTGTTCGGTCAAACCCGCTAAACCCAATGTCAGCGCGTTTTTCGTGGCATTACTGCGTCGCTGTGTCTACGTAAACGCCATCTTTCGCCGTGAGTTTCATGCGTGTTGCAAACGTCGGCACGTCCATGCGCTCACTGTACGGCTGTGCTACCCTGTGCTTCTCCGTGAGATACCCTCGCCATGGTTCGCCCTTATCGGCTGCGTTGGCTAGCACCATGCCGCACTGTCGGGCTGATAGCTCAAGTATGGTTCGGTCACGCCGTGAGAGTTGCAGGGTGACAGCTTCGGGCGATTGCCGCCGTGCATCGCGTAGAGCGCGTTTCGCTAAGGTTCGCTTGGAGGGGGAATTGCTCATGGTGCCTCACATGAAAAAAGCCGCTCTTTCGAGAGGCTTTAGGCGGAATCGTCATTTAGATGGAGGGTTAGACCTCCGGCAGAGGTGAAGCGCATTGTCCGCTTCTGGACTGTGCAAATTGGTCAGGGGTGACGGGTTTGAACCACCACCAAGAGGCGTACACCTCTCTGCTCTCCCAGTTTGAGCTAACCCCCGTTATAACGGGAACGGCTTTTCAGCATCCACATTCCCGCTCAAAACGTCCTGCGGCTGCTTTAAGGCGATTACTCCGCAGGATATGGGGTGGTTTTTGGTTCCGGGCGAACCCGTACTGCGTTTCCACCCCAATTCGGTAAAATATTGCCGCTGATCGGGCGAAGGTGAACCCTACAGCGGCCTTACGTGGATATTATACAGCGGTTTGCCAAATAATACAATAGGCTGTCAATACTCATTTGGGAACAGCTTGAAACCGATTAACTATTGTCAATACTTTTTGGCAATTATATACTTGACTTAACAACTTGAATTAGACCAGCCATGCTTCATTAAGCGCCGTAATCAAACGTGAGGTCGAAGAACTTTCGACGATATACACGGACGCATGGCGAGGATACAACGGCCTATCCAAGGAGGTTCGAATGAAGCGACTATTATTACTGTTTCTAGCCGCCGCTTGCCTTGTTGCCCCTAGCAATATCGCGTGCGCCGCGCATCACAAACCCAAGCCACCCGCCAAAGTTCCACAAGGGCAAAACGTGACGGTATGGGTCAACACCAAGACGGGCATTTATCATTACGAGGGAGAGCGATACTACGGCAAGACGAAGAACGGCAAGTACATGACTGAGAAAGACGCAATCGCCGCGGGGTACCGCCTGGGCGTCCTCACCGGGCAGTATCGGCACCTGATCGCGTATGACCCCGTGCTGGTTCGCAATGACCACGCAGGCGCGACGGCGGCGGGTTATGATGCGGAAGGTCAGTTCGTCAATTTCAACGCTCAATCTTCCGCCCTCACAAAACCCGCCGGCATGTCCATCGGAAGTGGTCGCCACCATAGAACAAGCTCCCTGTATTCGCTATTTTCGTGGAATGTGTACAGTGAAGGTTCGTCGGAGTGCGCGTGAAGTATCTGCAATTCTTCGCTTATAGGCACCGGCTCAACTTTAACATCACGCCATCGGAGCACGTCCAGCTTCACCCTCAATTCATCGCACTCCGACCGGCGCTCCTTGAGTGCCGCCGTCAGTTCCGCTTTCGTGACCACGGCGCATAGCTGCTTAATGGCGATCCGAGCCTTCCGTATCTGTTCATCTTTCGTTTCGCGGTATTCCGCAGGTATCTCGGTCAATGTTTTCTCCTTAAATTGGTGTCGGCCCGTCTAAATCAGCCAGTGGTACGAATGCCGCGAGGGGGGCAATAAATCCCACCTTCACAAAGCCAGTCGGCCCGTTTCGATATTTGCCCACGATCAAAAACGCCTCCTCTGGAACCATTGTTGACGCGGGCTGAATGGCATAACTCTCCTTTTTTTGATAATACGATTCCCGGTACACGAACCAAACGGCATCCGCCGCCGCTTCGCTCCCACCGGAGTCCCGGAGGTCTGATATTTGCGGAACCTTGTCTTGACGCTTCTCAATACCGCGTGAAAGTTGGGACAGCCCCACCACGGGAATATTGAACTCTTTCGCCATTCCCTTGAGTCCATTCACGATCTCGTCGATCTGCAAAGAACGAGATGCGGCTTTCGGGTTCCCTGGCATAAGCCCGATATAATCGACGAATACCACATCCAATCCCCGCGTACGCCTCACCTTACGGCACATCAAACGCATTGCCCCAACGGATAAATCCGACCTGTCACAGATTAAGATCGTCGACTCGTAGAGTTCACCGAACGCCTTATTGAGCCTGTCCACCTCGTCTTCGGTCGCGTACCCGGAATTTACTTTGTGCATGTTCACCTTCGCGCGAGAACAGGCCAACCTTAAAAGTAGTTGCTCTTTGCTCATTTCGAGCGAGAATATCAGCACAACCTTTTTTAGCTTCAAGGCAATGTGCTCGGCTATTGAGAGAACGAGACTTGTTTTCCCCATCCCCGGCGCGGCGGCTATTATTATAAAATCTGTCTTTTGCAGCCCGTTCGTGAGCTTGTCAAAGTCTTTTAGCCCGGTGCTCAGCCCCGAAATACCATGCCCCTGCGCTTCGGCAATACGGTCGGACAAACTAATCGCAAAGTCTTCGATCGCGAACACATCGCCCGATGTTTCCTTGCCAGCCATCACCGCGCCCATGATTGCTTGGCACTGGTTAACAACCTCTTCGATGTCGTCAGTGTCCACATCACCTTTAGCCAAGCAATTTATCTCGTAAGCGGCCACTATAATATTCCGCAGGATGGACTTACCACGAACGATCTTTGCATACCAGTTCGCGTTATTCGCAATCGGAACAGTTTCTAAAAGTGCTGTGAGATACGGGGTGCCCCCGATGATCTCTAATTTACCACGGCGGGTTAACTCCTCAAGGAGCGTCATGTAATCGACCGGCGTTCCCTTTTCACTGAGGTAAACCATGCTATCAAAAATCGTCTGGTGGCTGTCCCGGTAGAAGTCCTGCGTGGAAACGATCTCAGTTACCACGTCAATCGCTTCTCGGCTAATCGCCATCGCCCCGAGTACCGACTGTTCATTTTCAATCGACTGCGGCGGGATATACATCGGGAATTCCATCGCCTGTTCGACCCTGACTTTTGGCTTTGTCCACCCAGCCATGTTATTGCACCATTCCCGCTTGCGTGGTCGGCATACGACCTAAAAAGTACGTCCAGTCTTCGCTCCATACCGTGCCGTCGTCTTTGACGTGAGAGCCTACGGGGATCGCTTTACCATTCGCCATAGTGCCTGGACTGGTCGTAAACCGCATACGCGCCTTCTCCGTGTCGATCTGGTTGAAATAGACATCGACCCCGGCGAACGGCGTATCACCCTCCCACCGCCTCATTCGCATCCACGGGGCAAAACCTTTGAAGCTACGCAGTGCGTCCTTCGGCACCTTGCCTTCCGGGAACCTGCCGCGCACCTCCGTGATCGCCGCCGTAATCGCCTCGCAGTCGGCATCGGTCGGCTTCACGCTGTCCCACGCCCTTACCTCGTCGGGGGCGGAATCCTTGCGGGGGAATATCTCGCGAATGGCTAAGTACGCCTCCGGCTTCCACTTTGGTAATGCCCCGGATTGCTTTGGAGCACGTGTAGCCTTCTTCGTCTCCGGTGCTGCTACGGGTACGGCGTCCGCGTTGTTCAATAGTGCCGTGACTTCATCCGGTATCGGCTCATTGCTCTCAACGTCAACCAGTGCAAAGTCCCCTAGGGGGGGCGTAGGGGGGGGATTCACAAGTAAGCCCAAGGAAGGAGAAGGAGAAGGAGAAGGAGAAGGAGAAGGAGAAGGAGAAGGAGAGACGGCCTTTTCCGCTATTTCGCGCTGACTTTCAATGTTATTCAATGAAACACTGTTTTTAGCGTCAATACCTGTCAATTGTGACATAGTTTCAACACTTCCGCTGATTGACGGCGTTTCTTGCTGGTTGTTAATGAAATCCGTTGTTCGTCGCTTTTCGAGCTTGATATACGTTTGGTACTTGTAAAATGCCTTGATCGGGAAGTAAACAAGTGAATTCACGCGATCCCAGGAAATCAGTTTTACGCGGTCAATACACTCCAGTGCCGTGGATATATCCTTCGGCTCTAGGTCGCGCCGGTGGGGGAATACGACGGCTAATAGCGTCTCTGGGTCGCCTGTAATAATGGCGTCGTCTCCGGCGTGTAGGATCATGCGCTGGTACAGATTTGACGCCATATCGCCGCATTCCCGTTCGAGTTTTGCGACTGCTGTATCTATCGAAATATCGGAGCTAAGGTAACGTCTTCGGCTCATTGTTACTACCTTTCTGTTATTGGCTTCCACTCTTCGACCGTCTTTGTGTGTTTCTGACTATTACAAGCGCGGCAGGCTGGCACGAGATTATCTAGGTCATTAGTACCGCCCCTGCATAACGGCATCACATGATCTATCGTTAGCTTAATGGTCGATCCGCAATAATTACAAAATCGCCCGTGTAATTTATAAACTACGGGAGCCATAAGTTTCCTGATATTGTTCCACTGTCGCCGCAATGTATCGCAGCGCTCATTTTCTTTCCAGTTGACGAAGAACAGTTTCCCGTCTTCACCTCTGGTTAGGATATTCTCGGATTCGAGGTAGTCCACAAAGGAATAAAAATCCTCTTCCGATAGACTGAGGAACGCGGCTATATCTTCGTCGTCACCATCAAGTATGCCGCGCCGTTTAGATTCACCGGCATGGCACATGAGCATTATTAAGTCCCACTTCTGACTTTTGGACAACTCAGGTAATCCGCTCGGTCTTAGGAAGTCAGTGGGCATTAGGAAACTTGTATCATTTTGTATACCTCTATTATACTATAAACTAAGCTGTTTTACTATTTAATTTGTTCCCATTTATCCACGCGACGGAACCCGATAACAGCCGCCATATTCTCGGATATTTTGCGGTTGCGCTTGAGGATGTCGCCAACGTACTGAGGGCTTACGCCGTTCGCTTCGGCCCACGCCCGCATGGAACCCGCCTCTTCGGTCAGCCTGCGTAAACGGTCGAGGACGTAATTTGTGTCTACTTCATATTCAATGGTTGCCATTGTCGTTTTTCTCCAATTCGGCAATTGCCGCGTCAATATCATCGCTCGCTTCGTCGAATGATTCGCTTGTGCCAGAAGCTAAAAAGTTCCTGATAGGTTTACTCAGGTCTTCGGCTGGAAAGACGGCCCAATTAAAGTTTTTGCTGAATAAGGCATTCTCAACGATGCCTTTGTATTTCGCGCTCATGTCACAATATGCGCCCTTCCGGGTAGCACTCGGACGGAAGTTCGAATACATCGCCCTGGCTGTATTTGGTCGCGTACTCGTGGACGCCTGTCACGTCCTGCTCACGCTCGCGCTGTGCTTCATGGCGAGCCATAACCGCCTTCGGTATTTTAGGGATACCTAACAGTGAAGGCTCAAGCGTAGACCGATATGCGTTCTCCTCGGGGGTAGTATCCAATTACTTCACACTTTCTGCGCTCGGGGGCGCGGGTCTAATACTTACATTATACAGAATAATGGGGTGATACCCAAGGTGAAGAGCGAGCCGCTTGGATATCTGTTCACGTCCCCGGCGCATACCGTTCAGGAAGTGGGGGTGAAAATTATGCTTCATCGCCCATGCGCGTTCGGTCAAGCCCTCCTCCACTATCCTGCGCTCCAGTTCGGCCAGGATGTCGTCGGCGGTTGCGTATTGGGTGGTGTTAGTTGGCATTCAGTTCCTCCTCGGTCGGCATGGTTTCGTCGAGTGGCCGGTAGGCGATTACTTCGGCTGTTCGGTACTCGTTACCTTCGCTGTCGTGCCACACATCCCCGGACATGTGGCCGTTGTGAATAAACGGCTCATCGTCGTTAATCTCAAACTCAACGATGAACTGGTAATAGCTGTCTTCGGGCACCTCGCGTAATTTACGCTTCACCCGACCCTTCGCCAGTAGCCGGGTTAGTTCGGCATCAGGCGGCAACCCATCCCGTCCCACGTTCTTCCAGGCGTGTTTTGCGCGTTCGGCGGCGAGTTCTTCCGTCATCGCCTCTAGCAGACACATGAGAGTTGTTTTTTCGCCCTCCAGTCGTCTACATTCCGTAGATAACTCAGGCGCACTGGGTATCATAACCTCCGACTTGTAATCCTGCACCTCACCGGGATTGTCTATCAGGTCGTTATATAGTGCGGCTTGCTCGGCACTTTCAAACACGGGCACAAACCCGCGCACTGTAACGGCGCGCTGATCAACGCCCATGAGAGACGTGGTGAGAAGTTGTAATCCCTCTTCGACCACGCGGGCAGTCGTGCTCTTTTTGTCAAGCGAGAAAGTCACTGCGACATTCCCGAAATTCAACCCTTCCAGGTCAAACGTAGTGATCGGCATAATACGACCTTTCAAGCCCCGCGATTGCGGCGGCGATTATTCAGTTGACAGCGCAGGCGTCACAGCCCATGTCGAAGTTGAATGCAGGTTCATCCCCTGCGAGCTTCCTGCGGCCCTTGCGCGAAGGCTGAGAGGCCAGTATGGGTAATTCTATCAGCCTCGGCATGTCTTTATCCTGCATCCATTTTAAGCCGGTTCGCTCTTCAAACTCCATGGCCTCCTTGAACTCTTCGGGGTAGTGGTATTGCAGGGCTACCCAGTCGGGTCTACGGAAATTCTTGCATGGAAGGCAATTAGCGTGGTTAAAGTGCTTGTAAATGCGTGGCGGGTCGATACCCTTCTCCCGGAAGTATCCAAAGCATTGTTCTTTTGACACTCCCCATTCAATGAGCGGGAACCATAATTCCAAGTGCGGGTATTTCCAGTGATAATGCATCCTGTCGGCTCTGTCGGCTTCGTCAATATCGTAACCGAAAGCAAAACGGGCAGGGTCGGAGAAGTTCTTTAAGAACTTCTCCCCCGGTTTGATCTTCATATACTTTGAACATGAAGTTAGTTGCCGAGCAGGTATAAAGTCTTCTTGTTCGAAAACCTCCCATAAGTCTCGCCCGTCGCTGATCTCGACAACGTTTAGTTGAAATATCTCAGCCACTTCAACGCCGAAGCGATACGTGTCCTTGTCCTCGCGCTTGGTATCGTTAAAGACACATATCGGGTCATGGCAAGTCTCCTTGAGCCGACACGCGATATAAGCCGAGCAGATACCGTAACTGTATTTTACGATGTCGTACATGGTCACTCTATTCTATTGACTTTGATGGGAGGTTACGGTAAAATGTACGCGTAACCTCAAGAGATATGGTTCGATGGGCGGCACACCCAGTTCGGACAAGCTTTTCGCCTCAGCCATCCCCGGTTGGGGCGTTTTCGCTTTCTCATAGTATCACAACGGGCGGAATAAATCAAGCGGTGTTATTTTATGCTGGCTGGCAATCGCGCACCCCAATTAGACTGAACCTTATCTGTTAATGACGAAGGGTTGGCGTATTCGTGCCCTATCGCTGTCACTGCGTACCGGCGATCCCAATCTTTATTCTCGGTACAGGTAATAAATGCGCCATAGTCTAACTCTCTAAAAACAGGCTTAGCAACTTTAATATGTCCGCCTAGTCCCCTAATCAATATAAAATCGCTAGCACTTCTTTGCAGATAAGCGTTCGGGTTAGTGCTAAGTAAATGGAGTAGTTTCTTAGCTGTGTCCGTAAGGGTGAATGTATTTTTGTCATACTCGGTTATCGCTTCAATGCCTGCGGCAGTTATAAATACTTCCTCACGAACAGAGTATGGCCCGATCATGCCACCCTTCATAAGTGCGAAGAAGTCAAAATCGGAAAGTTTATGACAATCCGAATGAATAGTTATTTTACCGGGGGAAACACGCACCATTCCCACTTTCGGGTTCCTGCGAAGGTAACGCAAAGTCCCCCATTGAGAGGCACTAAGCTCTATGCTCATTCCGCGCCCCCCCCTTTGTCATGCGCCTTAACTGCCGCGATGCCTGCGACCGTGATATAGTCCCTCTGCTCGCCCCACGACTTACCGATAAACGCGGCTTCCCGAAGTGCCCAATAATCGCTCTCAGTGGCCGTAGGGCACGCCTCCGAGTGGATGACGTGCGGTTGTCCAGTGCTAGGCGTGATAAGCTCAAGCCATGCGTGGCGGTGCTGTTCCAAGTGCCGCAGGATTGACCACTGCTTCTTTGTTAAGTTGTTGCCTCCATTGTCTACTGCACAAGTTTCTACTACGTGGTTTGCGGTGGTGTCTGGTTGTGTTGTGTCTACCGTCATGATTTCTCCTTCAGGGTGTGCACTCGTATCCATTCGCGCCCCGAACGCCACTCGTTATCCGCTGACATCGTGTACCCCACGGGTATCTTCTGGTACACGGCTCGCTTGCCCCGCACGACCCACACGCGGATGTTGTGGCGACCGCGCCCGAACCTCACGCGATACAGCTTAACCATCCGTCCAGCCTAGTGGGTGCTCTTTGACAGATCGCAACGGGACTCTCCCACAAGAGCCGACGCCCTGTGATGTGGTGAGATAGCCGTTCTGATCCGTCCCGCAGTCTTGGCAAACGCTCCCGCGAAGGTTCGTCGAAAAGCACTTGTAGCAGTCGGCTTTCGGCGGGGCGTATACGGTTTGCTTATGGCCGCAGCGGAAGCATATTCCACCGCTCACGGCACTCGCTCTGCACCTCTGGCAATCGTTCACGGTGTCAATCCTTTGACGGCCTCTCTCTATAGCTTGTCGATGCCCTGTGTGTGCTTATCGTCGATGTAGCGGCGGTTGACGGGTACGATGTGTTCCATTAGCGGGCCTCTGGCAGTTCGTCCCACGTACGACCGTCTAGGATGCGCCCAGCAGCCTTTTTGCCGACCTCGATCATTGGGATAGAGTTAGTCCCCGCTGATTCGTACGTGCACCCAACATGACCGTCATGGTTCACGAGGAATGCGGGTGGCTTCGCTATCCTGCCGAGTAGTGCCTTGTACTTGTAGGCGCAAAATGCGTAAGCCTCGGGGCAGCAATCAAATATTGGTTGTCCGTCATATCGGCTTATAGTCTCATCACACTGGAAGCCAAAATCAAAGAATAACTCACCCATGCGCTTCTTTTGCCATTCGTTACCCTCGTCGGTGTACTCAAATATGCCGAGATCGGCGGGTATTTTCAGGTTCTCACGGTAATGGCCTTCACCCCTACCGAGTACGGTATCGAATAACTCAGCCTTCACCAGTGCCTTGTACGCGCCCAACCGTGTCGCGAATCCCTTGTTTTTGCCAGCTACTTCGGCGAAGTATCTTTTGACTAGGCGGGTTTGCACTCTCATGGCGTAAACCTCTCGAATTCGATCCGGTACACCTCGGGGTCATCCTCCCAGCGGTCGCCGGGAGGTTTGTGTAATTCGTCCCAAAGTATAGCGTAGTTCCCAACAGGGGATGTAAAGTAAGCGTTATATTCGCCGTATTCCTCAGCGTCCCACGTCATGCCTTCTAGCCTAGCGTCATCGTCGGTAATATCCTGCAACTGCTCTTTACGCACATTCACTACACGGACAAGCGTGCGGGACACCCATCGCGGCATAAACCGGGCGTGTCGATACTTGCCTGCCCAATCGGGCTTCGGGCCTGTGCCGTCGAGGTAATGTATACGGGCATCATAGCCATCCAGGACTTCATGGGGTAATAATTGAGATGGTTTGAGATTGTCGTACTTATCACTTACGCACCACGCTTCCCGCACCCACAGCACATCGCCCACTTCGAGCCGGCAGGGTTTGCCGTGGGACAATCGCCGGGTAATGTCTTTGCGGCCTTCGCGTTCGGCGCGTACCATTTCGGGGCTGAAACTGACTGGTTTTTCTTTGCTCATAATGTCGCCTCTCTCTTTCCTATCGCCGCCGCCCGTGCCTTCTTCGCCGCCTTCACAGCTTTCGCCTCACCACGTACCTGTTCCGGTTCTTTGGCAACTTCGATCAACACTTCCTGCCGCCGCCTGATAACCGGGTCGGTGCCGCTCAACCAGTGGTAGCCAATATCACCAAGCCAAGCCGCGTCTGCTTCGTTGTCCGTGCGTATGACCTTCCCCCACCGTTCGCGGGCAAGCTCCTTCACGCGCTTCTTGTCGGCTACACCTTCGCCTCTGGCCCACTTTTTGAGACGAGCACCTGCGACCTGTCGAAACGGTATCCCGGCTTCTTTGACTGCGACTTCGATAATCCCTGCGATCTTGTGCAGGATGATGGACGCGCCGGCCGCTGCCGGGTTACGTGGGACAATCGGCAGTTCGATCAGTACGGCGTCCATGCCTTCAATAGCCTGTCGAATAAACGCTTCCCAGCGGGTGAGTTTTTCGTCTACACTCACATTTTGTAGGTCGTAACGCATGATGTTATAGAATCCGTTTGGCATCATATGCGAATGGACAATGCAGACCCCCGTGATAGAAGAACTCTGGTCAAGCGCAAGGAGCTTAAATGGCCCCGTGCAGACCGCAGGGGGTAATATCAAGGGCTTTGGGCCTTTACGCGCTGTCCGTGGCGCTGGTGGCTCTGTGGTGGGTTTTATGCGGGCGGAGCCGCGTGGGAGGTTCATTCGTCGCTGCCTTCTGGACGGCCAACACTAATCCCTGTTGTCCCCATGCCGCATATAGCGTAATCGACACGGAAGGCCAACCCAATATCAATCATGTTGTCATACGTGCTGCCTTCTGCTAATGCGAGTAGGTAAAGGTGCGAAGTTAGATCGGTAGGCCGCTGGTGTATATGAGGTTCAGTAAGCGCGTGAATTGAACCCGTCCACAGGCCGCCAACCTTCGGCAGTAACTCAGGGTCAATACAGGCGTATTTACCGAATAAAACAAACCGCGAAGTATTTGTTTCCCACTCCATCGTTCCGAGTTGTGGGCTTTTACTGTACTTATCCAGCATATCAGGTATGCTTGGGAATTTATCAGGGCCTTGGCTTAATATCGTGCGACCGTCCGCGAGTTTTACTGCAACGCGATAGGTTGCGGCCTCGCTCGGAATCTCCATGCGGAGAAGGTCAACCCCGCTTATATGCACCCGGATGGCGGACTTGGTATCCGTCGCGCAAATATACCACTTAAGAGAGCTGTTCGGCGCGCCCTCAGTACCAGGGATAGCACTGACTTCAAATGCGTTACGTAGCCGCCCACTTGTCGACTCGTTCCCCATCGCGCCCTTAAGTAGGGCGATTAAACCCTTTGGCATCTTTACTGTTTCGTAAATCTCTTTCAACTGTTCTCCCCTTCGCTTTCTGTAAATAGGTTCTGTTGACCCGGCGTGTCACTCGGGTTGTAGTTCGTGATAATCAGGATCGGCGCTGCTACCCGGCCTTCGGAAGCTCGCGCCAAGGCCCGAGCTACCCCGTACACAAAAAAATTATAAACAAACAAAAACTCTCGCGTCTCGGGCGTGTCATTGATCGTGAGTAGGAACCGACCTTCGATTGCTTTCAGCTTGTCGCGTAAGGCTATGTGCTGTTCCATACCGAACGCCTCAGCATACCCGCAGGTCCCGAGATACGGCGGGTCACAAAAGAAGATCGTTCGCGGCTGGTCGTATCGCTTAATCACTTTCGAGAAGTCGGAGTTCTCAATGAAGACGCCGCGCAATCGTTTAGATGCTTCATCGAACTGATATAAGGATTTTATCAGGAACAAATCGCCTCGCGATTTGTTCCTGAAGCCGAATCCCGGCTTCTGGGTGTCTGATAAATCCGCACCGAACGCCATTTGAATAAGCAGGTAGTACCATACGGCCCGCTCCATCTCGCACTTGCCTTCCGGTTCCCACTGCCGAAGCTCCATGAACATTTCCCGGCTGTAAAGATACTGGTGAACGCCTTCAAGCAATTCAGCCTTCCGCCACTTCATCACGCGCCAAAGGTTCACAAGGTGGCCGTCCGCATCGTTCAAAACTTCGACCGCGTGAGACTCTTTGCCGAAGAGTACCCAGGCGGCCCCGGCAAAAACCTCAACGAAGCACTCGGCGTCGGCGGGTAACAGGTCGATGATAACCTTACGCATCTTTGACTTGCCGCCTACACGCTTGACAGGGCTATCGACCATTGGTTCAGCGGTTTTCATACCTCCCGCAACCCCAGTAACACATCCGCGCTCACGTTCAGCCAAGCGCAGAGCTTGATAAATGTCATTCGTCCTCCGATAAACTTAGTAACCAGTCCGATGACTGACCCGTCCATTGGCAGTATTTTCGGAATGTGGCGAGTGTCGGCTTGCGGCCATTCTCAATATTGGAGAGCGTGCAAATATTAATGCAGCTTTCGAATGCCGCTTCTCTCAGTGTCAATCCCCGGCTAGTCCGGTATTGCCTGCATTCGTCTCGTATATTTGGTATAGTTTGGTTATCCATATGATGCATTATACGCGTAACAGGATGGCCTGTCAATACCTATTTTGAAAAGTGCGTGACCGCGAGGCACACGAGCACGAGCAGCACGGCCCCAACGGCTTCAAGGGCGAGGGCGAAGATTATGCCACGGATCATTATAGAAACCCTTTCGCGATTGCACACATCAGCGGCGGCGGGACAGTGCCACCATAGCCGCCTTGATCGCACGGCACTCGGGCGCGGCTGGGTTGTTGCCGTTCTCCTCCATGGCTTGGCACCACTGGATAGCAAGTTCGCCGTGTTTTATGGAGGCGGCTAGGTTCATTTTTCAACCCTCGGGCAATCATTGCCACACCATTTGCCGGTTCGCACATCCGACGAAGGCACACGGTCAACAGTGAGGCCAGATCGTAGCCATTTCCCAATTTCCCGCGCCGTCTCTTTGCCCCACTCTTTCGCCGAAGCGTGTTCGACCTTGCAACTCATCGCCGCCACGATATGGCCGCATTCGGCAATGGCGATATAGGACATCGAGACTTCTTCGCCGCCTTCTAAATCAAGCGTGTCAGTATCGGGCATTGTTGCTGGTTTCATAGCTCTATCCTTTCGATACGCCTATGCCCACGAGTACGCAGGAGACGCCGAATATGAGAAAGTCGCGCAGGTGGAACATCATGTGCGCCCCGGTGAGCACGTAGATCACGCCGAGACCGCCGATGAGTAGGCAAGCGGGTTTAAACATGCGCCTCACCTTTCGCTTTCCCGATGGCGACCGTCAATTCGTTTAAGTATTTCTTGAGACGCCGTGTGTTGAATGCGGTCATATTCAATACAGTGCTCTGGTCTATCACGATGTCGATGTACTGTTCGAAGTTCTCAGCAGCTTCGATCAGCGCGGCAAGTTTATCCATGGGTCTCACCTTTCGCAGCGGCGATTGCGGCCTTGAGTCGTTCGATTGCGCCGTTGAATGAACAGCCCGGTATCTCGCCGTACAGGTAATCCGCTGCCGCCAGTAGTTCCGCGTTCACGTCCACCGGGTCGGACACCGGCTTCAACGCGCTAGCCAGTTCGCCGATAATCGCAAGCTCTCGCCGGTTGTTGGCAAGGTGTCCTTCGTATGTCATGTTCTTGAGGTACTCGATACGGTCAAGCGCAAGCATGACCACCAATTCGGATTCGTCAATTTCTTTTGCCGCCGCTTCATACTCCTCCCTGCCGGGTGAGTAACGGTCATTGGCAACGCGCCATTTCGCGCGTGCCTCTGCGTTGTCCTTGCGTGCCTGTGCGAGTTCGGCATAGGCTGTTTCTAGCTCGTTCATGATTTGTCTCCTTTCCCGTTGTCCATCAACAAGCAGATTATCACCCCGGCGCAAGCTACCACCAGTAACGCCGATAGCCGCCCCATGTGAAATTCCAGGTTGACCATTGATAGTACCGCCGCCGTTCCCGCGCATACCCAAGTTGCGAACCACTCGCTGGACGTGTTACCGAAGCCGAACTGCCGAGTGTCGCCCTCGTTGTACTGTTCGCCCGTCTCGTCGTGCAGGGCGCTCTCCTCGTGAGACAGGGGCGTTATGCCGGGAACGCGCTCCGGTGGTGGGATGGCGCGGACGATGGCCGGGTCGAATGATTCGTTTGGGGTGGGCATTATTTGCCGCCTTTCGACTGCGACTTACGGTAGACTGCGAGACACGTGGGGCAATACTGCGGGTCGCCATCGGCCAGATTGCGTATCTCGGCTTCCGTGAGCGGACGGCGCTCGCCGGGGCAACGGTGGTTCGCGCACCATGACGGCGGCAGGTTGTCCCCGGTCGTATCGTCGGCGAACGGGTCGTCGTGTACCGGCTCCTCTTCGGGCGTCAATGCGAATTCACCTTCGATATGCGGCGGCTCTTCGGCGGGAACCTCGCTGTCACGGATGCCTTCAGCGATCTTGATAAGTTGCTCCAATTGCGCTAAGGTTAGGTCAGCGGCTTTAATGTCGCCCACCAATTGCCCCCGAGACTGGAAATAGAGCGTGGTCTGCTGCTCGTTGAAATTCTCACGTAGGGCACCTAACCACTTTGCGGCCTTCTTACGGCTTTCTATGTCGGGGGCAACTTGTGGACGGACGGCGGCTTGCGGTTGAATAATCTCCCCGGTTGCAACGTCCACCGCGCCGACTCGGGCATCTGGAATGCTGCCGGTTTCCGTTTCGTCAAGCCACCCGAGGCCGCATATAGACAAGGTGACACGGCGCTTTGCCTTGGTATTGCCCGTAATCATAACACGTCCACCCTGCCGCATTACCCATGTGCCGTACTGAGTTGTAGGGCACCATGCGGGGGCAGGTTTTATTGGGTCGATATTCAGAAACGCGCCTGCTATATGTCGGGTAGTCATAACTTTTTGCACATTGCAATTACCTTTGATTGTCATAAGGTTTCCGAGAGCTTCCCCCTGCAATGTGCAAAGTATCTGGAATGCTTCGAGCACGTCCTTGTCTGTTTGGGCAAAATTCCTGCGACTGTCCGACTCCGCCATTTCCATAGCTTCAAGCATTGCTGCTCGCGCTGGCTCGTTCAAATGGCACGCGATACGAGCGAGATCAGCCCGACTTTTAAACCCTGCTTTATTCAAAAGATCGCGAGATGATTGAGCCGGGAGATAGTACCAATGCTGTGGCAATGTGTCGTACGTTCGGCCAGACATCGGGAAAGTGCGTGACGATGCCTTACTAACGCATTCGTACGAGGCGTTATCATATCGTTTAACTAATGCCGCAATTAACGGTAAGTAGAGTTCTTTAGATTGACATATTCCAATTCTCTTAAAGGTGCCTCGGGTTTGAATTGTACCGTCCGTGACGGCCCATCCTAGTATAGCGGCTTCGTCAGGCGTTAATAGTGAGGCGTCATTAGTAATAACCGGAGCCGAAAGTATAATCCTATGGCTAGTTTTTATTTCGGACGCTTTTACTAAACCACGGCTTTCTTGCCTGTTCTTATAAGGCCCTCGTACTGCACGATCGCCTGTACTGCGAGTTTTATATTCGGGCCGCTTCACAGCCCAAGAATGGTCAGGAGTGCAGATTACTCCAAACAAGCCCTTATCCGTATAAAGACGTACCATCGGTAATTCTTGATGAGTGGTAACGTTCAATAGCGGAGTCCATCGGCATGTGTCGGTCGCGCAATCATATGCTAGCACTTCTTCGCCGATGATTGTGTTATCGTATGTAACAAACCCGCGCCGAGTTAGTATTTCACTATCCAGTGGAACACACTCGGCCTTCATAAAAGCGTTTGCCCGATTCTCGCCTTGGAGCTTGCCAACGTCCACCGCGCCGGTCGCAACGTCGGTTCTGCCGTCCGGCGTTTCCGCGTACGCCTTAATCAAAAGCGTCCCGTCGTACCAGACTTCTTCGAGCTTGGTAATACTGATCCGGTGTCGAGTGCGAAGCTGGTCGGTCGCGTCCTTCTTGGCGTAGAGCTTCATTTTACCGTTGAGAACGATGTACTCAAAAGGCTGCGTGAGTGGATTAAGCCCGATGGACTTGCATACCGCCCGGTAGTAATCCACGCGCTCCTCGGCGCTTACTTTCGATAAGTCACCCTGCACGAGTAGATGTTCAATCGCGGAAATATCCATCGCGGCTACTTCCCGTTCCGCCATTCCTAAGTCGGTCGCTTTTGCAACGGCCATTTGTGTTCCTGCGCCCATGATTATTTCCCTACTTTCTGTATACCGGTGTTAATTTCGAACTTCGTCCACGGCGGCGCGACTTCGAATAAATCGGCGGGTAGCTCGATCTTACTTTTCTTGAGAGTGTTAAGCGCGAGTTTCTCAACGGTCTTTTCACTCACTGCCTCCGGGATGGCCTTCTTTGCCCATACGAACGCGCCAGCCTCATTGAGTATGGTAATCGCCCCGCCGTCGTAATCCGTGAGCGACAACGCACCGAACGCCGTAAGGTACGTTTTGTCCTTCTGCTTGCCGATCTCAGCCGTCGCAAACTCCTGCAACTCAGCGCGGAACCGTTTATCAAGGAACGTGAGCGCGTTCTGTTCCCGTTTGGCTTCACGGTCAAGGTTCTCGTTAAGCGCCTTCCGCCGAAGCTCCACGCTCGCTAGAATGGCCTCATGCCGCTGCATCCGCTCCAGCACCCATTCCGCCGATGGCCTGTCGGTCACGTGGAATTCCGGCTTCGGCTGGTGCACCAACTCAAGGCACTCGCCCGTGTCCGCGTCAATCCAGTAGTCACCCGAAATGACCTTGTTAATTGTTGTCTCTTCCATTACGCCTTGACCTCCAGCCGTACGCCATTCTTATCGACTTCGTAAGTCGGCTTGCAACAGCCCCGCGCTTTTACCTTATCAGGGTAATTGCCGTCAGGGTGAACCGCAATATCAGTCAAGCGGACAGGGCAAGCGAGAAACTTCGTGGCATCGTTATTGAACGCCATCGCCATCATAGGATGTGGCGAGAAGTGCAAACCGCCACCACATTCTTCTTTGCCGCCGTCCCAATCGGTTGCTACCGGTATCAATCCGGGTGAGTAGTCACACCCTCGCGGGCTGATATACTTATCGTTCACCGCTTTGTACAGCAGAGCGACACCACGGACTACTTCAACTCCGTAGAATTCACACCATGCTTTTGCCGTCTCACGCTTCGGCGGTCGTATCTGCACGCCTCCTTCGACTGTTACCTGATCGGAAAGAACAGTAACAGCACAGTATTTCGCCGCTTTGATCTTCGATTTTTGGGATGCAATTGCTTGGCTGTTTCCCCAAAGGGTGGCTTGGCTG